TCATTCGGCGTTCTTCGGGCGCCCCTTCTTCCCCTTCCCCTTGGCCGCTCGGGCGGCGTCCAGAGAGGCAATTGCAAGCTGGGCATTCCGCTTCTTGGCGGTGTACTTCCGGACCATGGCCACGGTCTGGTGCCCCGTGATCGAGGCGATCACCTCCCACTCCAGCTTCAACTCGTGCAGCATGGTCGCGGCGGTGTAGCGCAGGCCGTGGGTCGTCACGTCGTCGGCAAGACCGGCCTCGCGAATCGCGTCGCTCATGAAGTGGACGAAGCCGTTCGGGGTCATCGGCTTGTGGAATCGGCTGGGCAGCATCGCCATGTGCTTGTGCGACTCCAGCCACGGATCGAGCACCGCGACCAGCTCCTGAGACGCGGGGATCCACAGGCGCTCGTTCGTCTTCTGCTGGGTCACGGAAATGGTGCCGCTGCGGTAGTGCTGGCGGACCATGGCCGCCACGTCGCCGGCGCGCTGCCCGGTGTTCAGCAGCAGCTCGAAGGCGACGCGCTCGCGGGTGGTCGGCCCCCACTTCGCGCGGAAGGATTCGATCTCCGATTCCTCCCACGGCCGGTGACCGTCTCCGGTCTTCAGCATCTTCGGCCGCTGGGCCGGGTTGTCCGCCCGCCACCCGCGATCAACGGCGAAGGTCAGCAGGAGCCGCAGCACCTGGACCATGTAGTTGGCTGTCCGCGGCTTCTCCATGAACGTGTCGCGGAGGGTCAGGACGTGCTTGCGCTCGACCGCCTTGACGGGCAGGGCGCCCCATCCCTTGAACTTCCCGCCCTTGGCCGTGTTGCCAAGCGACAGGGTGTCGAGGTGGCGCGCGTACGACTTCCGTGTCTCCTCCGCCAGTTGCAGGAAGTCCGGGCTGGCCTTGTACGCTTCGATCAGCGCGGCGAACGTCTCCGGCTTTGGATCATCCAGCCTGGTTGCGGGGGCGGCGTTCAGCTTGGCGTATGCCTGGGCGAACTCCGGGCTGCGCGGGTCATCAGGCAGCCGAATCCCGCTGGCCCGATGGTAGTAGTAGACCCTACGCTCGCCGCTCGCGAGGCGCTTCGTCACCATGTTCACGCCCGGAAAGTCCACGCGGACCATCGTCATTTCCCACAGGCAGCCATGAACGGATCGGGCGCCTGGGCGTCGTTCGCCGCCCGCGGCGCGCTGTCGTTCGCCGGAGATGCTGTGGCCAAGCCGGACCGCCGGTCAAGCCACAGGTCGATCGCCCGCTGGTCGTACAGCCCCAGCAGCGGATCGGGCCGGGGAAACCCGGCCTCCTCCATCTGCGGGCGTTTCATCGCAAACCACTGCTCCGAGCGGTTCAGGTAGGTCGCCACGTCCAGGGCCGTCATCAGGCGCGGCGTGAACGTGAACTTGGGCTTGGGGCGCGCCATCTACGCCCCCTCCGGCAGGATGCCGGCGGCGCGGGCTTTGGCGAGCGCGGCGGCGGCGCGGATAATGTCCGGGTCCTTGTCGGGGTTCTGCATCAGGTGCTGGTCGATGTAGTTCCCAGCCATGTTGAACACGCCGTTCAGCGCCTCCGCCAGTTCCCGCGCGATGTCCGGCTGCGCCGCCCGCAGCGCGTCCCGGTCGGCCTCCGCCTGGGTGGCGCGAGCTTTCCATTCCGGCCGCATCTTCAGCGTGGTGCGAAGCTCGTTGCCCCGCGCAATGATCTCCGGCCATTCAAATGGGTCGCAGCCGTCCCACGACATACCGAGGGCGCCGGCCATGGACTCGCGGTGCTCCATGTCATCCATGCACTTGTTGTCGTAGCTGCCCCGCGCGTCATCGCGTTCCTCGGCGCGCTTCTGGCACGCGGCGGAGAGTTCGCGCACGGTGCCCTTCCAGCGCTCCCGCTCCACCTCCAGATCCTTGACGCGCGCGGACAGCGCGTCGAGAGCGTCGGCGGCTTCTTCGCCTATGCCGGACTCGTTCTGGTCTATCAGCCATTCGCCGGTGTCTCTGCTCATGAAGACGGCGTTGCGCAGGCGCTCGCTCAGCGGGGCGGTGTCTGTGGTCATGGCGGTCAGTCCGGGGAGGTGGTGGCTGGCGGGAATGGGGCATGCCAGTACTCGGCCTCGTCCGGGTACCGGTCGTCGCTCGCAGAGATCCCGGCCCCGCCGCACTTGAGGCAAGCCAGATCGGGACCGGATTGGACTGGCTCGTATCCGGAGCCATCGCATCGCGGGCAGGTCATGTCTCACCCCTCCCCGGCGGAGGTGGAGGGGGCGGAGGGGAGGGGCATCCAGTGGGTGGCGCTGAACAGCTTGTCGTAGGCGTCCGTAACGAAGCACCCGAAGTGCTCTTGGCGGATGTTGTCGTATCCCCGCGTCCAGCAAGCCGTGAACACAGCGCCAGCGTAGATCAGCACCTCAGTCCCGTCCTTCGGCGCCGTGGCGATGTCCTGCCACCCCTGTGCCGTCGTCGTGGGGGAGGCGGGAGCGGCGGAGAGGGCGGCGCGGTAGGCGCGCTCCGCTTCGGTGTGCCAGCACGGCTCACCGTCAGCGTCGGCGGAGTCCAGCACGTCTCCCATCGCCGTCACTATCTCCGGCGTCGGCTCGACCGGGACGAGCTTCCATCCATCCGGCACCACGGCAGGCGCGACGGCGCGGGCGGCGGAGAGGACCACGCTCACTTCGCGGCGTGCTTCCTCAAGGCGCGCCTTAACGGCGTCGATGGCGTGCTGCGGCGCATCCGCTGGAATGTCGAACATCACCTCGGCGTCCGAGCCGAACTTGTGGAGCATCAGCGCCCGGACGCCAGCGGACAGCTCAGCCTCGGTGACGGACGCGGCCGGCGCAGTGGATGAGGCGCGGCGGTTCCAGGCGGCGATGGCTTCGTGCTCGTATTCGTCGCTGTGCTCGACGCCGCAGTTATCGCAGCGGACGGTGTAGCCGCGCACGAAGCCGTCGGCCTCGCGTTCCTCCAACAGAACGATGCGCTTGCCATCGTCGGTTTGCGGCCCGCAGAACGGGCACGGCTTCAGTTCGGTCTTGTCGCTCATTGGTGTCTCCTTGCGCTCAGGCGCGGGTGCCGGGGAAGTCGTCGTCGGTGGTGCCATCGGGCAGCTGATCGGCCCCGAGACCGGCGACGCGATCAGCCTCTTCGGCAATGGACTGGAGGTTGGCGAGCTGCGGCTTCAGCCGGTCGCGATCGGTCGGCGGCAGCCTCTTCCACCATTCGCGGAAGCCTTCGACGCCGGTCTCGGCCATCTTGGTGGCGGTGCGCTTCATCGCCTCGAAGGCTTGGTCGACAGGGTCGCCGCCTTTGACCCACTCGCCCAGCATCCGGCCGGTCCCCTCGTCCAGGTAGCCGACGCTTTCCTGCCCGACCGGGCCGAACGCGGCCTGGAGCGCGGCCGGGCACTTGGTCACCAGCTTCCGCCCGCCGGGCAGCAGCAGGACGGAGGCGGTCATTTCGTAGATGAAGTTCTTTTCCTGGATCTCGTGATAGCCGTCGGACACGATCTGGTCACGGCCGCGCTCGTCCTTCGCTTGGATCATCTTCTCGCGCGCCCGAAGGCAGATGAAGATGTGCATGCGGCTGGTCAGCAGGCGATTGACGAACCGCTTGTGCGCGGCCTTCGGTTGCTGCCACTTTAGCAGCCCCTGCTTTCCGGTTGCCTCCGCCATCTCCTGAACACCGCCCACGCCCTCCCATTCGTGGCTGGCGCTGTCCAGGATCAGCGCGTCAACGCCGTGCGCCTCGAAGTCGTCGATGGCGCCGATGAACCGGGTCGGACTGAACGGCGGCGTCAGTTCGCCATAGTCATAGGCGGTCAGGTCGGAGTAGAGGCGGCCGCGCCCGGTCTCCGTGTCGAGGAAGCCAAGGCGGCCCTGCAGACCGATCAGGCCGCGCGCAACCTTGATGGCCGTCATGGTCTTGCCCGATCCGGACGGACCGGTGAAGCTGACCAGAACGTGACTGCCCTCGCGCCGGGCCGGCTTGATGTCGATGATGGGCATGATCCGGATCCTCAGAGGGGAGCCTGCGCCGCGATGGCGCGCTCGATGTCGTTGCTGTTGGCGGGCTTGCGGGAGCGGCGTTCCTGCGCGGCAAACTGCCGGGCGTACTTGCGCTCCTCGTGCTGGGCAGCGGCCCAGGCCGGCGGTCCGACGAGCTGCACCGTGTTGGTGTAGGACGGCCACTCGCCGGCCGCGCTGCATTCGGCGAACAGGTCGATGGCGTCCCGCACGTCCTCCTCCGCCATAGACAGCAGGCCGGGCGTCGGCTCGAAGATCGACACGCAATGAGGGGGCTTGGTGGCCTGCACGACCCACAGCCAGCGGGCGCGTTGCCCGGTCAGCATCTCATGGCCGGTCAGGTAGAGACGGGCCTGGAGGTGGTGACCTACGTCCCAGATGCGGCGCTCGAAGGCGGACGGCTTGGCGCTCTCGCTGGTCTTGTAGTCGACGATCAGCCGGTTGTCGTCCTGAACCCAATCGAGGCGGTTCTTGATCGTCACCCCGGTCTTCGGATCGCGCCAGAGGTGCGTGCGCTCCGCCGCGCCGCCGCGCATCAGGCCTGGCGGCAGCTCCGCCTCCAGCACCGCGCGCATCGCCTCGATCTTCGGCAGGTGCTTCTTGAGCAGCGGCGTCTTGCCGGCGGCCTTCGCGGCGGCCCGCGCTTCCTTGGCGGCGTTGCTGCGGTAGGCATCGGCGTCGATGACGACCAGGCGCTCGTCTCGCAGGTGCGGCTCCAGCCACACCAGATGGGCGACGGTGCCGACGTCGAACTTAGTGTCGTCGGTCTCCTCCGCCTCGGGATTCATGTGCTCGTGCCAGAAGACCGCCGGGCATTCGCTGATCAGCGTCTTGATGCCGCTGGCGCTCAGCGCCGGGAGGCTGTGATAGACCTCCGCCGGGAGGCCGGCATAGACCCCCGGCTCAAGCTTGGACAATTCAGGCATTGCGTCCTACCTGTGACGAGTTTAGGGTTGCTCAACCAATGGGGGCAGCTATGGCGGTAACGGCCCTATACCTTGAGATCGTCCGGGCGCTTGATGCCCGGAGACGGGCACTCGGTTGGTCCATGGAGAAGCTCGACGATCGGGCTGGGGCCAACGACGGCTATTTTGCGAAGATCCTGCACGCCGACACGCCGTCCGGGCGTCAGGCCGGGTGGGAAATGCTCGACCTGTACGCCCAAGCCCTGTTCCCCGGCGGTGTGTCCGCCGCCCTGGCGCCGACCATGCGCGGCCTGAAGCTGCCCGCGCCGGCCAACGAGAACACCCCCGCCGTGCAGCTGCCGCTCGACCTGGACGTCGCCGGGCCGTACTGCTCGCTGCGGAGCTGGTACCGCCGGCGCCGTCCGCCGCGGATCTACAGGGTCGGGGGAGGGCGGCGCCGGGCGTAGCATCAGGGGTTCACCGGCTTGCCGAAGGCGCCGCAGTAGCCCATTTTTTCTCTGGTGTAGTAATCCTTGTCGATACCGACATCGTCAAGGCCATGACTGTAAGACCACCGCCATGCCATGCAGTCGGAAGCCTTACAAAAGACGTCTTCTTTATCTTCAATTTCCTCTCCATCAGAGTAGCCGCGATTAGCTGCGACTACTCCAATCTCTCTCTCGCCTCCATCCGTGACGATGGCGGTATGTCGCGCATGCGGGCACCACTTCGAGCGGGCATCTTTCTCGGTTAGTTTCATTTCCGATCCTCACGCCGCCCCATGGCGGCTGCTGGTGTTGGTGGGTGTCAGCGCGACTTCGGCCGGCGCGAGCTGGCGGAGATTTCGGCGCGCGTGTTGAGCGTCATCCGGCCCTTCTGCCGCGCGCTCGCCAGGGCGAACCGGCGGGCGGCGACCTCCCTGTTCCGGGCGACCAGTTCCTGCGGCTCCAGGCGCGTCACCTTGGCGCCCGCGTCGATGGCCTGCCGGGCGAGTTCGGCGAGTTCCAGGGCGGACGCGCGATGGCCTGCCGGGCGCTTGGCGTAGAGGTCGGAAAGCAGGTCCATCACGCCACCTTCCCGGCGGCCTGGGTCTCGTCGTTGGCCGCGGGCGGGAGGGCGGGCAGGGCGGCGGGCTCGGTGGCCTGCTGCTGGGCCTGGCGAAGCCAGAACGCCTCCTGCCCGCGCGCGGCAATGTGCATGGCGTGCTGGTAGGCCAGTTCCTTCCGGGCGCCGGCGACGTTGAACGTCCCCAGCTCCGTGTCCTTCAGCTCCGTCACCTCCGGGTTGGCCGCCAGCCAACGGCAGATGCGCGCCATGCGGAAGGAGGTGTTCCGGTGCCGCTCGGCGCGCTCACGCCACCTCTGGGCCATGACCTCGGGATCGGCCGGCGGCTCGTACCGGGCGGCGCGCTCCACCGCCTTCGCGCGGCCGGAGGTGTGGGCGCTGTCGTCCATCGCCTCCAGCTCGCTCAGGGTCAGCGGGGCGCCGCGCTGCTCGACCCGCTCGACCATCGACGCCGGCAGGCCCGGCCACGGCACCAGAACCGCGCCCTGGATCAGGTGCGCGAACTTCGTCTCGATCGACCCGATGATGCGTCCGCCATCCCAGATGGAGGCGTGCACGCTGTTCGGGTGCGGCGTGATTTCGATGGGCATAACTGCCTCTCTGGAAAGGAGCCGGCTGACGCTGCGAACCGCCCGCCGGCCAATGATCCCGCTGAACGACCTGCCATGGTCGAAACGGCGGGGAGGGGTTGCCTCTGACACCCCAAGCCCCTGCGGCCGAACCGTTAGGGGCGGAGGCGCCGGAGCGCGGGTATGGGGTTGCGGTCAGGCGCAGAGGCGGTCCAAGGCCAAGCCCTTCATGGCCTCCTCCCGCCATTCCTCGGCGCGATCCTCGTCGGCGAAGGGGCCGTGCGGCCGGTCGTCGTCGGTCAGCGGCCCGACGTAGTAGCCGCTCGACGGCTCCAGGTCGGTCGCGCGGGAGGCCGGGATGAAGTAGATGCGGGGCTTCTTCAGGGCCTCGGCAAGGTCGCGTTCCTGGCGGGTCATGGGTCACTCCCCGGCGGAGGGGGGCGGGGAGGCGGTGCCGGTCGCCTTGGCGATGGCGGCGAGGGCCAAACCGAGGTAGCGCTCGGCCGGCGCCATGGAGTTGGCGCAGGGCTCCAGCCCGCCATCGGTGGTCAGCACGCCGACCAGCCCTTGCAGCGCCTCCAGCATCTCCGGCGCGGCGTCGCGCAGCGGATCGGGCGTCACGCCCAGCAGCGCGTCGATCTGCGCGGGGGTCTCGGTGACGCCGAAGTCGCTCCCGTTGGTGGTCGAGACGACGCAGCGCCCCTCGCGGTCCAGGCCATAGGCGCTGATGTCGTGCACGGCGAAGCGGCGCGTCTGCTCGGTGCGGATCACGTTGAGTTTGATGATGTTCGGAGTATTCAAGGGTCCGCCTCCCTCTCGCCCTGAAGGCCGGCGCCACCGCGGCACCGGCAAGTTCAGGGAGGGCACCCATCCGGGCTACGGGTCATCCGTTCGGGTGGGTGTGGGGCGAATATGTACCATCACATGGTACAAGTGACAAGATCAAAAATGTACCGTTATGTGGTACATGATCGATGACGATTTTCCTGCAATACTCGCAGTGGTGGCGTTCACGCCGTGTGAGCGCGCTTTTTCGGGTTTGCCGACGATGTTTGGCTTATCGCTCAGGGAGCGGCGTGATCGAGCAGAGGCCGCGCTGCTCAGGCTCAATTACCGCGCCTACCGCGTTCTAGAGGTAAACGATGCCGCAAAGAGATTGAATCCCGCAGACGTTATGCTGGACGCCAGGACCCGAGAGGATTTCCAGGAAATCCGAAAAGCGACTTGGGATTATCTGAAGCAGCTCGAAATTGTGGGCAGCGACCCCGGCCCAGCTTTGCGCTTTGTGTCTCTGGTAGAGCGTGCCGTCAACGACTTCTACGGCGGAATTTGTGCCGGGAGAAGCGCATTCGCGCGATGGAAGGAGCAAAGTCGCTGACCGGTCCGCGATACCACGTCGCCAGGGCGCCTTCGGGCGCCCTTCGCGTTTCTGCGCCTGGCAAGCTGAACCGTCGCATTATCGGAGCCATCGCGCGTCGGTTCGCAGAATGCATACATGAATATGTGCTGAGACTGGTGCGACGACCCGCCGCACGCCGCGCCCAAAGTTGGCATGGGCGTTTGCAATTTGCGAAATGCAGGAATTTCAACGGGTTCATATTCTTGTATGCAACCCGTGTTACAGGCGAGCAATCATTCACCGCTACCCAAGGGCGCGCCATCGTGCTTAGGTATGCGGACCCGCTAGGCCGAACCGGATAGGAGAGGCGTGGCGGGGGTGGGGGCTCCTACACCCACACCCCGAGGCAAAGAAGGCCACCTCGCATTGCTACCGCGCCCCCGCGTCCGGGGTTCGCCGCGCAACGACCGCCACGCCACAGCTGCATGACGGTAACGCAAGAGGTGTGCCAGTGTGGGAAATAAATCTTCGATTAACCGGACAGCGTTTGTGCCTTTTCTCCGGAAATCCAATGATTGCCGAGCGAGTGCAATTGTTCGCTCGCAATTCATTAGGTTCGTCGCCCTGTGCGTAGGCGCACATTCTTGATGCTGTGTTCTCAATTGCGGCAGAGGGGGCCGCGCTGATGGATTTTGCTCTTCAGGAGATGCCGGGGATGACCGACGAGGACCGGCGGGTTCTGCGCATCGTGCGCGCGCTGAGCCCTATTCAACGAGAAGCTTTCCTGGCCGCCGGCCGGGCTTGCCTTATGGCTTCTCGACCGCCTTCAGCGCGTCCTCGCCGGTCTCAATCCACCGCTCTCGGCGGGCGGGGTCGGCCAACAGTAGGCGGCGGTGAATGGTAAGGGCCTCCACATCCGCATCGGATAGCCGGTAGCGCTGCGGGACAATTTCCCAAGGTTCGCAGGCCAGGGCCTGGCAGAGCCTTTCCAGCATATCATCCGAGAGCTGGTGCTTACCGCTCTCCAGCTTCTGAACGTAACCGCGCTCGATCGGGCTCCCGCTTGCAGACATAGCTGCCGCAAGGGATGCCTGCGTGAATCCCTTTTCGGCGCGCAATCCTGCGATCCTGTTTGGGTAAGGGCCCTTCGGGCCTTCTGGTTTCCGCCCACGAGCCATGGCCGAAATGTACCGGCCGGTGGGGCAAAATGTCAGAACCCCGTCATGGTGCATTTCGCGCCCTCTCGCATGTTGTTTTTTGTACCATGTGGTGGTACAAAAGGGCATGACGAACGCACGCCCCCTGACCGCGCTTTGCAAGCAGAACGGTCTCACCCTGACCAAGCTCGCTGAGCGCATTTGCCGCTCGCGCCACACCGTGAAGAAGTGGGGGCGCGAGGTTCCTATCCCGCCTGAAGAAGTGCCGAACATTGTGACGGCCTTCGAGGGCGCTGTTCAGCCGCATGAATTGCGACCGGACATCTTTCAGCTGCCCCCCTCGGGCACGTCGGCGCACGCCGCCGAATAGACCAGCGTCGGGCGGGGCCGCACGGCGGGCGGCTCCTCCACCTGGAGGCGGATCACGTCGGCGGTCGAGCGCAGGGTCGGCAGGCCCCACACCAGGACCCCACACACCTCGGAGGCACCATGCGGGACAGGATCGCGGCGGAGGGTCTTTCGGCCGGCGGCCGGAACGAGGCCGGACTCTCCCATTCCACCATTGCCGCCAGTCTGCCGGGTCGCGCCGCGGACAGCCAGTGCGCGTCCGGGGAAGACGGTGACCCTTTTGGGATCGGCCCTGCCCCCTTCGGGCTGCGTGCCGCCCTGGCCGTCCTGGCCCTGCCCATGCTGATGCTGATCCTGACGGCGCTCGCCGTCATGCTCGGGGGTTGACGTCATGTCCGCCTCACAAATGACGCTGATGCCGGCCCATGTGCCGGAGGTTCGGCCCCGGTCGAAAGCTGTAGAACAGCCCGCCTTATTCGACCTTGGCGAGTTGGATCGTGCCGCCGAACAGGCGCGGTCAGAAATGGCGAATTCTGCCCAAGAGTTTCCCGCCAAGCCCGCGGAGAAGGCCGAACGGCTGGCCCGTCAGCGTCGCTTGCTGCGCCTCCTGATGGCGCTCCAGGGCTCCACCAGCTTCGCGAAGGAGCTGGCCGCCCTGATCCGCGCGAAGACCGGGCACGACTACCCGGCCAAGACCATCCGCAACTGGATGGACGGCAAGGTGGAGCCCAATCACGACGGATGGCACGACCTGCGCGCCACGTTCGGCGACGGCCTGTTCGACGCGGTGCACACCCCGGACAGCCACGCTGCTGAAGCCTGGGAGGCCGGGCTGTACGGCAAGACGCGGCGGAAGGTTTCGCAATGACCGCCCGCCAGCCCATCCGCCTCGATACCCAGCGCGAAGGCCACGCCGCCCGCCGCCTGAGCGAGCGGTACGGGCTGCATTTCGACAACTGGCTGAAGGGCGAACTCTTCCGCCAGATCGAAGGCGCCCGCGCCAACGACAACCGCCAGCCGACAGCGTGCCGGATCAGCGCCTATGGGCATCGGGAGCGGTGGCTGGTCTCTCTCGACCGTCGGGTTCTGCACGTCGTCATCGACCGCGTCTCGACCGTCGTCATCACCTTCCTGCCGCTCGACGGCTCGACCACCGACCACCACGAACCGTGAGGCCCGTCATGCTGACCCGCGAACAGATCCTTCACGACGCGACCGAGGCCCGGAACGTGGGCATCTTCGGCCGCGACGCCCTGGTCATCGCGACGCCGCGCGCCGGCGCCACGCAGATGCCCGCCGAAGACCCGAACGCGGCGCCGATGGCGTTCGCGTTCGCCCACCTCGCCGCCCTCGCGGCGAACACCAACACGCCGCACCCGCGCCCGCGGGCCGGCTGAACTCTTCACAAACTGGAGGCAGATCATGATTACCCAGCAGCATCAGGACCGGCTTGTCGCCCAGGGGCGCAATGAGCTGATGACCGCGTGGCTCGCCGCCTTGCCGAGCGCGCCGGGCGAGACCAAGCAGCGGGAGGCGTCCGAGCGCTTCACCGCGTTCATGCAGGAGCTGGTGCCGCAGATCGTCGGCGTTGTCGCGGTCGGCGACTACCCCGCCTTCTCGGTCAAGCTGGAGAACATCGACGGCAAGGGCAAGATCGCGCTGAAGGCCATCAACGTGGACGAGGCGGGCCCGGCCCTGATCACGCACATGGGTGCCTCCCTGACCCTGGTGCTGACCAACGCCGAGCAGTTCGACCGCAAGCGTCCGGCGGCCGCCATCGAGCCGGATCAGAAGGCGATGTTCGAGCAGGGCGAGGACGACGAGGACGACGGCGAGGACGATTCGACCGACGAAGAGGTCGAGGCCCTGTCGGACGACGAAGCTGTCGTCCTGGACGACAGCGCGCCGTCCGGTGACGACTTCGGCCTGGACCTGCCGCTGGAGCCCGCCGACCCCGTCGGCCCGTTCTTCTCCGCCGTCGAGGGTCGGCCGGTGAAGGACGCCGTCGGCGCCGAGCTGACCGAGTGGACGCTGCTGCACGGCGACCAAGTCGTCTTCGAGCACGTCCGCGGCGACGTCATCGACACCATCGCCGACGCGCTGAACGCCCGTGCCGCCGGGCTGGGGCGCGACCTGACGCCCTTCGAGGTGCGGGACGGCGTGCTCGCGCTGCTGCCGCCGGAAGGCATGGGAATCGCGCTGCACGCGCCCTACACGACCGAGGCCATCCAGAACAGCGCGGCCCCGGCGAACGACGACGCGAAGGCCAGCCGTCGCGGCCGGCTGAGCGACGCGCGCAAGGTCGAGCTGTACCACCTGGGCTACGACGCGGCGGAGGCCGGGCAGTCCGTCACCGAGGCGAGCGCCGGCTACACCGACGGCGAGGCTAAGCACATCCAGCGCGGCTGGGCGGACCAGAAGGACGGCAAGGCGCGCGCCTGGGAGCGGGTGAAGCCGAAGGCGGCGAACGATGACGAGACCCCGCTTTACGGGGATTCGCCGAATGGCCAGGACAGCACCGGCAAGGCGGCCTGACCATGAGCAGCCGCATCGTCCTGGCGCTTGACGTTGGTACCTCGCTGGGCTGGGCCGTTCAGCGCGCCTCGGGTCGCATCGAGTCCGGCCGGCACACGCTGCCCACGGGGAAGCGCCAGGGCGAGCGGCTGCACGCCTTCCGCCTGTGGCTGGCGGACATCCTGACCCGCCTCGGGCATATCGACACGATCATCTGGGAACACGCCTTCCGCCAGCCGGGCAACGCCAACGAGGTGCATCACAACCTTGTTGGCGTGCTCCTCGACTTCGCGGAGCGTAACCGCATCACCGACTATCACAGCGTCGATGTGAAGGCCCTGAAGGGCTACGCGGCGGGCAACGGCAACGCGGATAAGGACGCCATGGTGGCGGCCGCACGCGCCGCCGGCTACCCGGTCCGGTCGCACGACGAAGCCGACGCTGTGCACCTCCTCCGGTACGAGATTTCCGGCCGCCGCGCCGCCGATCTGCCCAGGCTTGCTGAGGCCCGCCAGAAGCGCCGGGAGCAGAAACGCCGCCGTGCCGCCAACCAGAACAAGAAGGCCACCGCAGCATGAGCATTCCCGCCGAAAAGCATCAGCGCATCCGCGAGACATACAAGCAGCTTGGCGCCGAAGTGCTGGCCGCCATCCATGGTGTCTCCGCCGCAGAAATCCGCGCGATCGTGCGCGGCCCGAAGGCCGCCAACGTCAACGCCCCGCAGGCCGTGGGCAAGCCCGCCCCGGTGGCGGAGAACCCGTTCCAGGCCCCGCAGTCCGCCCCGACGATGGCGCAGGTGCAGAAGCGCTCCAGCCTTCGTGAGCAGGTCGGCAGCACCGGCTATCTGCCGCTGATGTCGGATGCCTATCGGAGGAAGCCGCAGTGAACACCCGGTTCACCACGATGCTCCACGCGATCGAGGATGGCGCGCGCCGCGGGAAGGTCGACGCCAGGACCGCGCGCGAGTTGGACGGCCTGTTCCGCCGCTGCGAGCGCGCCGGACTGTCCATCGTCACTGCCCATGCGGAAGCGGTCGAGCGGCGCCTGCTGCCGCCCCTGCGCCAAGGAGTCGTCGCCGAATGAGCAACGTCACTCGCCTTCCCGTCGACAACCCGCGTCGGCGTTTGAGCGTTCCTGACGCCCCGACGCGCATCGCTGGGGCGGCGCAAGACCTCCAGGAAATCGCGGCTGAGCACCAGTTCGACCGCGACGGAATCCTCGCGGTCGCCGCGCGACTGCGCCGGATCGCGGACGAGCTGAGTGCATCATGAGCGGCTTCTACCTGATGCACCGCGGCTGGCGTGGGAACCCAGCGTTCCAGGATGACCCGTGCTCCGAGCGCGAGGCGTGGGTGTGGCTGATCGAGGAGGCCGCCTACCAGGATCGGCGCGTGCGGATCGGCAAGGTGGTGCTCGACGTGAAGCGCGGGCAGGTCGCGGTCTCGACGCGCTTCCTCTCCGAGGCGTGGAAGTGGTCGCACTCGAAGGTGAGACGCTTCCTGGATCGCCTCGAAAAAGAGGCGATGATCGGCACGGAGACCGACACAGGCGTTACCGTCATAACCCTTTGCAATTACGAGCGATATCAGTCCGTCGATTACGCATCCGGCACAGATGAGGGCACAGCTCCGGCACGGAACCGGCACAGCTCCGGCACAAAACAGAAAGAAGGTAATGAAATAAAAGAAGGGAAAGAGTCGCGCGCCCTGCCGGGCGACGCTCTGCCCGATCTTGCTGAGCAAGGGGTGGTCGGTTCCCCGGTGAACGACAACGCCGCACAGCCCGCCAAGCAGGCGAAGCGGGGAACGCGCGTTCCCGACGGCGACCTGCCGGACGAGTGGGCGTCCGCGGCGAACCACACCCGCGAAAAGCACCAGCTCCCGCTGCTGACCAAGCGCGTGCTTGGTCTGCGCTGGGAGAACTTCCGGAACTACTGGGGCGGGTTGGCCGGCTCAAAGGGGCTGAAGGCCGATTGGCGCAAGACCTGGCTGAACGACTGCATCAGTCCGGTCACCGAGCGGAAATTCCCCGCCGGGCAGCCGCCGCCGGCGAACGGCAACGCGCCGCAGCAGCCCAAGCGCCAAGCCTCCTCCCTCTCCGACATCCCGCTGTTCTTCGACACCCCGACCGAGGTCTGACCCATGGACGCCGCTTTCTCCGACCTCCGGAACATCCCAGCGATTTCCCGCATGCTGAACCGCCACGCGAACCCGGAGGTCGAGCAGGCGCTGCTGGGCGCCCTGCTGACCCAGCCCGCAGCGTTCGGCCGCACCGTCGGTCGGATCACCGCCGAAGACTTCGCCGACCCCGTGCACGCCGCGATCTACGACGCCATCGCTGAGCGTGTGTCGCAGGGCCGGACGGTCGATCACCGGCTGCTGGGCGACGTCGCGGACTCGTGCAACGACGTGCTGCAGGAGTTCGGCGGAGGCCGGACCTACCTCGCTGGCCTTGCCGGGGGCGCCGGTCTGCCGTCCAGCGTCATCGACTACGCTGACACGATCCGCCAGCTCGCCGTCCGCCGCCGGCTGATCGACGCGGGCCTGCGCGCCATCGTGCTGGCGGACGAGACCCAGCGCATCGAAGATGCCGTCTCCGTCGTGATCGGGGATGCCGAGGCCCTGGTCGACGGCGGCGGCGCCAAGACCCGCTCCGAGGTGCTGGCGGCCATGGTCGCGGGCATGGAGAAGCCCGGGAAGGTCTACCCGACGGGCTATCCCTCGATCGACAAGGCTTGGGGCGGCGGCATGTACGCCGGGCGCATGTACTGCATTGCCGGAAAGGGCAAGGCCGGCAAGTCCGCCCTGGCCGGCGGGATCAGCTACGCCCTGAACCGGGCCGGTGTCCGGCACGCGTATCTCGCCCTGGAGATGGGCGCCCAGGAGATCGAGCAGAGGCAGGTCGCCCGCGAGCTGGGGACGCACAGCATGGCCCTGATCGGGCATGTGCACGCGACCATCCTGGCCCGCGCCGGGCAGTACGCCGCCACGGCCGAGCAGCAGCGACTGAACAACGTGGTCTACGTCGACATGCCGGGCGGCACGATGGACCGGCTGCGCACCGAGATCCTTGCGGCGAAGCACCGGCACCGCTGCGCTGGGGTGATCGTGGATTACTGGCAGCTGGTCACCGGCCGGCCGCCGGGCACGTCGGAGGAGGAGCACCTTCGGCGCGTGGCCGAATGGCTGGCGGCGACGGTGAAGCGCTTGGGTATCTGGGTCCTGATCCTGGCGCAGCTGACCGACGACGGAGAGGCCACAGCGGTCAGCCGCACCGGCATGAACCGTAACGCCGACCAGCTGTACTTCCTGCGCGACTGCAACATCGACGCCTGTCGGTGGCTGGAGGGTAAAGCCAGCCGATACACCCCGACCACGGACATCGGATCGGCGAGCGAGCCCGCGCTGAAGCTTGTCTACCCCGGGCCGCACTTCGAAGACTGGGGCGCCCGCGGGAACGACGACACGCGCCAAGCGCAGATGGACATGGCGGAGGGGTGAAACGCAGAAGGCCGCTCCGGTGTGGAGCGGCCTTCATTCCCTCGTTTCTGCGCCTCAGAGGAGGCGCTGTTGTGTCGGTGCCGGCGCGGCCTCGGCCAGCGGGCGATGGTGGACGCGGATGGTCATCCGCTCATTGTCTTTGCGGTGCCGGTGCCGCTCGGCCTGGTCGCCGTCCTCGATCGTGGCGAGGATGGTGCGGATCGGTATGCCGTCGCGGAGCCAACGGGCAAATTCGGCCGCTGACCAGCAGCAGACGGAGGCGTTGAGGGAGGCGCGGACCTCGGGCGGTAGGCCGTCGAACGCCCGCATCTCCTTTGCGGCGCTGCTCATGATGCAGTGTTTGCCTGACCAGTTTCCCATGGTCGCGCTCTTGCTCGTCTCTAAGCCCCGGCGGGGGCGGTGGTGGTGGCCGGAAGGAGGCTGATCCAGGTGCAGCGCATCGCGTTGATGATCGTCTCGCGATCCAGGGCGCCCCACACATCCTCCATCCGCTCGCTGTTATCGTCTTGCGTGAGGTCGTGACCGCAGCGGCACGTCACCCACACCTCGCAGCAGTCCTCCGCCACCCGTTCGCTGTGGGCGCGAAAGTGCTGCTGGTTGCCGCATTTCGGACAGGCCGGCACGGAGCCAGCCTTGATGGTGAAGTCTGTCGTGCTCATGATCGGCTCGTTGGTGAGCCGCCCCGCCGTGACACAGCGGGGCGGCATGGATCAGCATTCGTCGTCCGCGGCGTCGTATTCATCCTCAAGCGTGACGACTTCACCGGTCTCCGTATCGCGGTGGTAGCCGGTGGGGGCCCCGTCGTCGTCCAGGATCTCTTCGTAGCGGTCGGGCATGGCTTGCTCCTGTGGGCTGGTGGTGAAGACGCGTTCTTAGGCCGCCAGGGCGGCCGGGTGGAGACGGGAGCGGGCGATATCCGCGATGGACTGCCAGTAGGTTGCGGCCTCACGGTCGCGGAGCTGCTCGTTTATGGGGTGGTTTGGCTGGTGCAGAAAACGACGGCGGAGATGACGCGCTCGGCAAGGATGAACGCCTCCTCCACCCGTCTTACAGCGTCAGCGAGGCGGTCCTTTTGGTACCAGTCCTGGTGTTCGAGCGGGTTCGTGTCGACCGCATCGAAGATATTGACCAAGTCCAGAGCTTCTCCGGGGGAGATGTCATCGTTCCAGTAATCGAGGAAATGCCCGATTTCCTCATCGGTGCAGTATTCGGTTGGGGCGTAGTTGAGCCGCACGCCACAGCATACGCACGCTTTCGGCGCATCACTCGTGCTGCGCCATCCACCGTCCACGAAGAGTTCGGCTCCCGGCTGGGACTCTACGGTCTGCCGAGCAACGGCGTCGCTGGCGCAGTCGTAGCAGTAATCTTCCGATTGATCGTCGGCGCCACCAATCCAGTGGTCGCTTTCCACTTCGACCGATGCCGCCGAGGCCGCCAGCATGTCGCGGGCCTGCTCGATCACTTCGAGCTTCAAGTCGAGCGCGGCTCGGTAATTCCCGTCGTACATGGCGGCTCCTGTGGGCTCGTTGTTGAGCCGCCCTCAGGCGGCAGCGTTGTCGCTTTCGGCGCGAACGAACCGGTCGCATGTCTCACAGTCGCGGACGAGGCGCGTGCCACCCTCGCCCCACTGTTCCGGGTCGGTACAGTCGCCGTACTGGGGGTGCCGCATAGCGGCGGTCGGCGCCCAACGGGCGAAATGCTTGCACAGGGAGCAGGCCATATTGTCCTCACATCGAGCAGACGCGGCACTGGCCGCCGCGGAATAGGTCTCGCTGGCGCTGCACGCGCTTCGTGTCGCGCGGGATGCGGCCGCGCTCGAACTCGACGCGCAGATCCTTGAGCTGGGCCGGCCAAGCGTCGCGCGACGGGCTGCGCCAACTCACGGGCTTGCCGACCATCGCCGACACTTCGGCCTCCTGTTGTTCAGCATCGGCGAAGATGTCCGGGTGCTGCTTCCACAGCAGCCACCATTCGATGAGCTGCTGTTCGTAGCAGCGGGCGCAGTCGGTGCGCTCCGGAATGCTCACGTCCCGCTGCTCAAGGTAGGACAGCACATCGGCGACACCCCAACCCCATTCCCGCATCGGAAACCGGACAGCGACCTCGGCGATGTCGTAGGCCCCGCCAGCCCGGCCCGGCTCGTCAGCGCGAAGGCCCACATAGGAAATCACGGGGCCGTGCTGCACCTGCGCGCGAAGCCATGCCTGATACGGCTCGATCTTCAGCTTGCGGGTGCAGAAGCGGGCGCTGTGGTTGGGGATCATCCGTTCCTCGCGGACAATCCCCGACAGCCCGGTGTGCGCCATGATCGGCAGGATGCGCCGCCCGAGGATTTCGCCGATGCGGCGCCAGTGGGCGAACATCTCGGGGAGTTCATCGCCGGTGGGCGTGCAGACGTAGTTGTACTGGCGTGGCTCCATCTCGGCCAGCCGCAGAGCGAGCGCGGTGCTGTCCTTTCCGCCGGACAGGGCCACTACGTGCAGGATGCCCTTTTCGTCGCGCTCCAGCATGGCCGGGTTCCTTTTGGCTCGTTTGTGGGGTGGTTAGATGATCAGAGCCGCGCCCGGATTGGCCTTCGCCCACACCTCCAGGGCACGGGCGAATTGGCCGGGCTTGGCGTTGCCGGCGTCGTCGAAAGCGTCGGGGCACAGCCGGCGCATTTCCGCGCGCTGGGCCGCCCGCCGCATCTGGTAGCTGCACTCGGTGACGGAGTTGACCGCGCGAGGCTTGCCATCCATCCACGTCTCGTCATGCGGGCAGCCGGCCGGCGGCTCGGCGTCGATCCAGATCGGATAGGCGCGCGGATCGCCGCAGACTGGACAGGCGTGCTTGGTCACGGCGCGATCCCTCGTTGGTGAGGCGCCCCGCCGCGATGGCGACGGGGCGCGCCTGGTCAGGCGGCGGTGGCCGGCGTCGGCGCCGTCGCATAGCGCCAGTCGTCGGCGTCGAGACGGACGGGGCTCCCCACGCGCACGCTGACCTCGTTGAACTTGTCGATGGTCGCCTGCCCGAGGTTCACGCCGGCCCGGAACGCCAGGATGTCGAGGTAGGTCTGGACGTCGGCAAGTTCCTTCGCCAACGCCGGGCGGGCCTCGTCCAGCGTCAGGTCGCCGCGCTCGATCTTCTTGATCAGGTTGGCGGCCTCGCCCAGCTCGCCGGTCACCGCGTTGGCCCAGGCCGACAGCGCCCAGTCGGAACCGTCCGGCTCGCTGTGGGCGGGCTCGCCCTTGGCGTTCTTGAACGTGGGCAGGCGCGCGACGTTGGCGCCGCGCAGAGCATCAAAGTTCAGGCTGTTGGCCCCGTACCCCATGATAACCTCCATCATTGATGATTGATACAATAGCACGGGACGTGTAACATGCAACAGTCATGATGCAAATTACATCACAAAGCGCCTCCGGCGCATCGGGCTTGGCGATTCCAGCATCGGCGGTGCATGATCGCGCCATGTTGACGGGCTGGCAGATCAAGAAAGGCCGCGAGTTGTTGGACCTGAGCGCGAAGGCGCTCGGGGAGGCGACCAATGTGGGAATGGCGACGGTCCAGCGCGCAGAGGCGGCAGGACACGAAATTCCGAACATGAAGACGCACAGCATGAAGGCGCTGGAGGACTTCCTTCGCGCCCGCGTGATCTTCATCGACGCTGACGAACACGGTGGGCCAGGGGTCAGGCTAAAGGCGACCGAGCGCCCGGCCTGATTAGCCCTTCGCCCGCGGCCGGCGCTTTGGCTTCCACGTCGCCTTGCCATCCCGCCGTGCGACGAAGTCGGCCAGCGATTCCCCCGGCTGCCTCGTGCGCGGACCATGCTCCCGCCATAGGGTCGTGCGGGAGCACCCGGAGAACTCCTCGACCTGCTCAATCGGGTACGTCAGGTCGAAGTAGAGCGTCCTGGTGGCGGTCTTCTTGGTGCCCCGGAGCTTGGGCTTCCTCCCGCCGCCCTTGGCCCGCTTTCTGGCCGCCAGCAAGCCCGGTTCCCACTGCGCGCGGTTCCAGCGGCGTTCCGCCTGGTCGAGTGCCTCCACCAAGGCGAACACCGCCCCGGCCTGATCCGGCGCCGCCGACACGCCGCCGTCGAGCACCTCCAGCCCCACACCGCGGCCGGCGAGCTGGCAGAGCACCTTGACCGCCTCCGCCCGGTTGGTGCCCAGCACGTCGAGGCCGGGCAGGATCATTTCTGACGCTGCGCCAGCTTCAGCAGCTGCTTGCGGCGATCGGGCAGCAGCCAATCCCACGCGGCGCACAGCAGGATGGAGCGCGGGTCCATGGGGGCGTCTGACGGGCCGGCGGCCTCCCAGCGGCGAATGACCCGCTCGTCAACGCAATGGAGCGCGCCGGTCTGGTGCTGTGTCATGCGGTGGCGCTCGCGCCAGGATCGGAATTCGTCGCCGGTCATGGGGGCACCGTAGCCCCTCCCCGAACCGGCTGTTAACGCACCCCCTCTGCACCAACAGCCGGTTGGCCCTCGCTGGACCCGTTGGAAACCCTGGACGGATTGCAAGTCTCTTGACAGCCCTTTCGCGATGTGCGCAAGCCTCGCGCGCGTCCCTCCCCACATAGCCTCGCGGTGCGTTACGAACCCCGCTAGCCCGCCGCTACTCTCCGCGGCATGACCGACGCCACGCCCCAGCCCGACCGCATCGACCTGCCCGACCACGCCGCGCCGAAGCGTCCGCGCGTCTGGACCCCAGAGCGTCGCGCCGAGGCCTGGGAGCGCCTCCTCCAGCACATCACCGACGGCGGCTCCCTCGACGCCTTCTGCGCCCTCCCGGACACGCCCAGCAAGCCGACGGTCTACGAGTGGATCAGAGGTGATGCGTCGCTCGCTAACGAGTACGCGCGCGCACGCGAGATGCAGGGCGACAGCTACGCGGATCAGGTGGCCGACGCGGCGAAGAAGGTGCTGGACGGCAAGCTGGACGCACAGGCCGGGCGCACGGCCATCGACGCGCTGAAGTGGCTGGCGGCCAAGCGCAAGCCCAAGGTCTACGGCGACCGGATCGACGTGAACGCCAACGTGAACGCCAACGTGGCGGTCGGCTGGGTCATCGACCTGAGCGCGCCGGCCGATGTGACGCCTGTCCTCGATGGGACGGCAGTCAGGGCCGATCAGCCGGCGATCGGGCAGGACGGCACACCAGATGTAGTGGCGGAATGAAGTCCGCTTCGAATAATCTCGGACGTCTCGGCCAAGCCGTTGATGCGCAACGGCAATCTGGAACGGCGAAAGTTCCACAAGTGCCATTATGGAAAGCACGGGCCGAGACGCACAGGAACGCCGTCCGCGCCTCGTTCCTACCGCCCGCCCTCGCCCGTCGCCTCCAGCCGGGCCGCCCGACCCCCACCCCGGGGGCCTCGCGCGCCGGCCCGCGCCGGGCGGGGGGAGGGGCAAAAACCGCGCGCCTTTCTCCCTGCGGGCCATCCCCCCACGATTTTGCCCTATCCCATGAACCCGCAACAATCTTTCCGACGGTGACGCCATGACCGACGTTCAGCAAGCGATCCAGGGCGGGGCGAGCGTCTACAAGCCGGACGGCGAGACGCTGCGCCAGTTCCTGCTGAACCGGACGGCGCTGCTGCTGTGCATCCAGGGGCCGGAGGGCAGCGGCAAGTCGACGGCGAGCGCGATGAAGCTGTGGATGTCGGCGATCGTGCAGGCGCCGCAGAAGGACGGCATCCGGCGGACGCGCATGCTGGTGGTGCGCAACACGTTCAACGACCTGAAGCTGACGACGGTCCAGACCTGGAAGGCCCTGTTCCCGCCGGAGACCTACGGCCAGTTCCTGGAGACGGCGCCGTTCATGCACAAGATCAGGGCCGGCGACGTCGAGTGCGACGTGTGGTTCGTGGCCCTGGACGACGAGGCGGCGCTGAAGAAGGTGCTGTCGCTGGAGTTCACGTCCATCTGGGTCAACGAGGCGCGCGAACTGCCCCGCCGTGTCATCGGCGGCCTGTGGCGCCGGCGCGGCCGCTACCCGGCGGTGAAGGACGGCGCGGCGACCTACCCGATCATGATCCTGGACACGAACGCGCCGGCGGACGACCACTGGATCCCCATCATGCGCGGCGACGTGCCCATGCCGTCCAAGCTGTCGGAGGACGAGCGGAAGGAGCTGGAGAAGCCGGAGGGCTGGGAATTCTGGAACCAGCCGGGAGGGCTGATCGAGGTCACCGACGACGCGGGCAACCACGTACGCTTCGAGCCGAACCCGAAGGCCGAGAACACGAAGTGGCTGCTGGGCGGACCGAATTTCTACATGGAGGCGGCGCGCGGGCAGACGATCCACGACGTGCGGATCGCGCTGTGCAACAAGCTGGGCCGGTCCCGCTCCGGCAAGCCGGTGTTCCCCATGTTCCGGCCCGACCTGCACATCGCCAAGCAGCCGCTCCAGCCGATCGAAGGGCACCCCATCCTGGTGGGGGTTGACTTCGGCCTGACACCGGCCGCGGTGTTCGGGCAGCACGTCATGGGCCGGTGGCTGATCCTGCACGAGCTGGTGGCGGAGGACGACGCCGGCATGGGCGCCGTGACCTTCGCCCCGCTGCTCAAGGCGGAGCTGGCCAGCCGCTTCCCGGGCTTCAAGTTCAGCCTGTTCGGCGATCCGGCCGGCGACCAGCGGGCGCAGTCGGACGAGCGCAGCCCGTTCATGATCTTCCGCGCCTGCGGCCTGCCGATCCAGCCGGCGCCGTCGAACGACACGACGGTTCGGAAGGAGGCGGTCGAGGCGGAACTGAACCGCCTGGTCAACGGCTACCCGGCCTTCCTGATTTCCCCGACGTGCCCCCGCTATGCCGCCTCGATGGAATGGGGCTATCGGTACCGGAAAATGAAGATTTCCGGCGCCGACCGCTACACCGACCAGCCGGTGAAGGACGAGCACAGCCACGTGAACGACGCTGGCCAGTACCTGCTGATCGGCGGCGGCGCCGGGCGGGCCCTGCTGACCGGCTCTGCCGAGCCGAAGAAGCCCGTCAACACCCGCACCGCCTACCGCCCCTTCGCCAAGCCGGTCGGGAAGCCACGCCGATGGTGAGGGAATGGCTCGTCTTCTTCGCCGACGGCGAGCGGTTCGCGTGGTGGGACATCTGGACCCGGCCCGGGTTCCGGCACGTGCTGGCCGCCGGCTATGACGTCGAGGCCGAACGGTGGGTGATCTTCGACCCACGCGCGACGGGGACGACGATCCTGCTCCTCCACCAGGACGCGGCCGGGGGCAAGCTGGCTGAACTGATCGAGGCCTCTGCCGGGCGGGTCCTGCGCTTTGCCCCGCGCTCTCGGCGCAGGTGCCAGCCCTTCGTTGGCGGCTGCGTCGGCGCGGTGGCCTCGCTGCTGGGAATCCGGGGTGCGTTGTCCCCGTCCGGCTTGCATCGGCAGCTTCTCGCCATGGGCGCCATGCCAGCATTCGAGGATTCCCATGGGCTTCATGAAGCCGAAATCCCCCGCTCCCGCGCCGGTGGCAGCCCCGCCGCCGCCGGCGCCAACCCCGCCGCCGCCGGCCATTGACACGGAAGCGGAGGCGCGCCGTCAGCGCGAACTGGACGAGGCCAAGGCCGCCGCGCAGGCCGCGCAGAAGGCGGCCGATGAACTCGCCACCCGCGAGAAGGAACGCTCCGACGCCCTGGCGGCTCGTGAGAAGGAGCGCGCGGACGCCCTGGCGGCGCGCGAAAAGCAGGGCCTCCTCGCCGAAGAGACCCGCCGCCGCCGCGCCCGCGGTGACGGAGCGCGTGGACTGCTGGGCAACATCGGCGCGCCCGGCACCACCGTGGGGGCTGGCTGATGTCCAACGCCATCCCGCCCTCTGCTCCGCGCGACCTGACACGCCGGATCGCCCGCGCGGACCAGGACAAGCATCGCCGCCGCGGGCGCCTGGACGACTGCTACCGCCTCGCCATGCCCTGGCGCCACCTGACCGACCAGCACCAGGACGACCCGACCGCGCAAGACGACGTCTTCGACGGCACCGCCGTCGTTTCGGTGAAGGACTTCTCCGGCGATCTGCTCTCGACCTTCACCCCGCCGTCGGCTACCTGGATGCGGCTTGAGCCCGACCAGGGCCTGGGCGACGCGGCCTTGCGGGAGCTGGAAGGCCCGCTGGAAGAGATCGAGAACGCGGTCTTCGAGGCCATGGCCGCGTCCAACCTCTACGAAGCGCTCCAGGTCGCGTACGCCGACCTCGCCGTCGGCACGATGGCGCTGCTGGTGCAGGACATCGATCCGACGGAACCGCTGCACGTCGAGGCCATCAGCGTGTCCGACCTGCTGATCGACCGCGGCCCTTACGGTCGTGTCGACGGCCGGTGGCGGAAGTTCAAGCTCCGCGCGGACGAGGTGCCGATCCTCTGGCCCGACGCCGCGACCGGTAGCCTTCCCAAGACCGGCGACGCCGAAGTCGAGGTGACCGACGGCCTGTACCGCGACCTGACGCGCCGGGATGACGAGGTGTGGAAGTATGCCGTCCTCTGCGGCGGAAAGGTGCTCGTGCAGCGGGAGCTGGTCGGGGAGGGCGCCTGCCCGATCATCGTCGCGCGCTGGGACACCGACCCGAAGACGGCATGGGGTCACGGCCCGCTGATGTCGGTGCTGCCCGAGGTCAAGACGGCGAACTACGTCACCGAGCGCATGCTGGAGGCGCTGGATTACGCGCTCCAGCCGGTGACCTCCTACCCCGACGACGGCGTGATCGACGTGTCGGGCGGAATCGCCCCAGGCACGTGGATTCCCATGGCGCAGGGGTCCGAAATCCGGCCCATCGTGTCCGGCGCCAACTTCGACGTGTCGCAGTTCAGCCTGCAGGATTTGCGCTCGCGCATTCGCGACGCCCTGTTCCAGGACGCGCCGCGCCAGAACGGCCTGACCCCTCCGACCGCGACCCAATGGCAGGAGCAGGCGTCGGCGAAAGCCAAGCGCATGGGCGCCCCGGTCGGCCGGCTGGTGACGGAGCTGCTGCGCCCGCTGTTCCTGCGCTTCGCCTTCCTGCTGCGCGCCCGCGGCAAGCTCCCGCCGCAGGTGCGGTTCAAGGGGCAGCCGGTGAAGCTCCGTGCGCAGTCGCCGCTCCTGAAAGCCATGCAGCAGTCCGAGGCCCAGCGCGTCGACCAGTTCCTGGTCACCACCTCGCAGGTTGTCGGGCCGGAAGCCACGTCGATGTGGATCAACATGGAGGAGGCGTTGCGCCACCGCGCCCAGCTCTACGACATCCCGGCCAAGCTCGTCCGCAGCCAAGACGAGGTGCAGCGGATCATCGCCCAGCAACAGGCGCTTCAGGCGCCGCCGGTGGAGCCGCAGCAATGAGTTGGGAAGATCGGGAGAAGGCCACCAGGGCGCGGCGGGGCTCCCCCTCCGAGGAAGAACGGCGCGCGGCAGCGGAAGCCCGCGCCAACGCCGAAATGGCCCGCCTGTGCGCCGCCGTGTTCGGCACCGGCCAGGGCCGCGAACTGCTGGCCGCGCTGCGTCGCCGGACCAAGGATCGCGTGCTCGGGCCGGATGCAACGGTCAGTGCGTTGTTCCACATCGAAGGCCAGCGGCAGCTTGTCCACGCACTTGAAACGTGGACCGCCGATGGAACCCGCACCGATCTCTCAGACCTCCGCGCCGGCTTGGCCGGGACCGATTGACGGCCCGCGCTGCTCGTTCGCCAACGTCGGCGGCCTCCGCCGTCCCGGCTTCGTGACCGTCGCCTTCGCCCCGGAGGGGGAGGGCGACGCTCCCGCCGCCGTCCCGCCGGCCGGTGATCAGCCCGCGGCCCCCACGCCTCCGGCCGGTGATCCGCCGCCCCCGGCCCCCGTCGCCGCGCCGCCCGCCGCTCCGGCCGGGCTCGAGGCGTTCTGGGACGCCGAGAAGGCCGCCCTGAACGTCGATGGCCTCGCCAAGCTGGTCGCGGACGACCAGGCGCGCCGGGCCGGAGTGCCGGAAGCCCCCGACGGCTACAAGATGGAGCTTCCCGCCGACTTCGCGCTGCCCGATGGCCTGACCTTCGAGCCGCAGGACACGCCGCTGGGTCAGTCGGTGCGCGCCATCGCCCATGAGTTCGGCCTGCCGCAGGCCGCCATGTCGAAGCTGCTGGCCGCCTATGTCGATTCCCAGGCGCAGGAGCATCGTCAGGTGATCGCCGACATCGCCGCGGAGCAGGCGAAGCTCGGCCCCAACCGGGACGCCCGCTTCTCGGCCATGGACGGCTGGATCAAGGCGAACCTGCCGGACCATCACGCCGTGCTGGCGCAGCGGCTGCCGGTCGACGCCGGACTCTTCCAGGCCGTCGAGGCGCTGATTGCGCGGGCGAACGCCGGCATTCCCTCTGCGACCGGCGGGGGCGGCGAGGCCATGTCGGAAGAAGCCTATTTCAAGTCGCTGTTCAAGAATTAACGGAGCCTCTTCATGTCTCTCGAAACCCTGCGCACGATCGCGCTTGAGTACAGCAAGAAGCAGCCCAAGCAGATCGACCACCTGACGGAAGAGACTCCGATCCTGGACCTCGTTCCGTTCTCGGCGTCCACCCACGACATGTGGCACGTCGCCGAGGAGCTGACCAACGCCGACGCGATGGGCTTCGTCGCGATGGACGCGCCGCTGCCCGCCGTCAACTCGAACACGAAGCTGATCCGCTTCGATCTGGCGAAGATGGGTGGCCAGATGACCGTCGCGGAGGACAAGGCCCGCCAGTACGGCGGCAAGGAGAAGTACTTCGCCGACCGCTCCGGCCCGGTCCTGAAGAACACCGGCATGAACACCGAGCGCGTCATCGTCTACGACAACCTGCGCCAGTACGCCATCGACCAGTTCCGCTCCGGCGCCACGACCAAGACCGTCTACGACGCGGGCGGCACCGGCTCGACCAACTACAGCATCATCGCCGTCCGCTTCGAGGAAGGCGTGTGCTCGGGCCTGTACAACCCCAAGGGGTTCGGCAATGGCACGATGTTCGACACCACGCCGATCAACGGCGGGAACCTGTACGACATCGGCGGCGGCGTGCTGGGCTACGGCGTGCGCATGAAGTCCGACCTGGGCTTCCAGCTGACCGGCGTCCGCAACGTCGGCACGATCCTCAACATCGACTTCGCCGCCAACAAGGTGCCGACGGATTCGCAGATCGACGACCTGCTGGCCGACGTGCGGGCCACCGGTTCCGGGCGGACCATGCTGCTGATGCACCAGCGCGTGAAGAACTGGATGGGACGCGCCTTCAAGAAGGAGCGCATCCAGATGCGGCCGGAGGACAAGAACATCACCCGGCAGGTCGACGCCTGGGACGGCGTTCCGCTCCTGACCAGCTACAACCTGTACGACGGCACCGAAGGCCGCGTCGTCCTGTCCTAAGGGAGCCGACCATGTACAAGATCGACGGGCGCAAGCACTACGTGGACATCCACGGGCAGAACTTCGCCAAGGCGCAGACGCTGCCGCAGAACACCTCGGCGGACGGCAACGGCGGCGGGATCGAGCTGTCGGGCATCAACGGCGCCGTCGAGGCCCTGGCCCGCGTCAACACGGCGGTCACCATCGCCGACACCAAGGCGCTGACGATCAAGCTCCAGCACTCCGACAACGGCAGCAGCTGGACCGACCTGGGCACCGTCTACACCCTGACGGCGGCCGGCGGCAACGGCGCCCTGGCCGCCGACACGGAGCTTGGCCGCTTCGCCCTGCCCAGCACGGTCAAGAAGTACGTCAAGGCGGTGATCACCACCACGGACGCCGCCGCCGCCGGCAAGGTGGATGTGATCCCGGTCTATCTGCCGCGGTAAGGAGGGCGCCATGTCGCAGAAGCTGATGGTCATCGCCCGGAACCCGGGCCACTACGCCGACCGCCACCGGAAGCCGGGCGAACGGTTCGAGTTGTCCTCCGCGAAAGAACTCGCCGCGTCGTGGATGGAGCCGGTCGGCTGGAGCCCGGAAGTGTCGGGCGACAAAGCCGCGCAGCCCGCCCCGGTCACGGTGCCGGAGGAGGTGCACAAGGCCGCGCTCGCCCGCATCGACGATCTGGAGCAGGCGCTGACCATCGTGAAGGAGGAGCGCGACGCCGCCGACGAAGCCGCCGCACAGGCGCGGGCTCGCGTCGCCGAGCTGGAGGCCCGGCTTTCCGCTGCGGTCGCGCCGAAGGCGGAGGAGAAGCCGCCCGCCGCTCCGGTTCAGCAGCCGAAGCCCGCGACCAAGACCGACAAGACCTGACGGCCCTACCGCCTCCAGTGGCCGTTGGAGTGAAGGGCGCCCCTCCGCCGGGGGCGCCCTTCTTCATTTCGTGCGTTGGGCGCCGGACGCTTGACGCCGCACCCTCCCGGCATGAGCAACATCCCCGCATCCGATCTGGACCTCTGCAACGCCGCGCTGACGCGCTGCGGCACGCAGACCATCGCATCCTTCGATGACGGCACCACCGAGGGCGTCATCCTGGCGCAGAACTACGAACAGGTCGTCTCCGACTGCCTGTCGGAATCGCGCTGGAAATTCGCCCGGTCCGTCCGAGCGCTGAATCGCCTGTCCGGCGCTGCGCCGGCCCCGTGGACGGCGGTGTACCAGTGCCCAGCGGACGCGCTGGAGGTGGAGGGCGTCACCGTCTCCGGCGCGCCGATCGAGCACGAGCGCGCCGCCGACAAGCTGCTGTGCAACGCCGATCCGGACGCGGAGGTGATCGCCACCATCCTATCCCGACCGGACACGGCGGCATGGCCGCCGCAGTTCCGCGAGTTCGTGATCTTGCGCCTGTGCGCCGTCCTGCTGCCGGCTCTCGGCGACAAGTTCCAGGAAGGGGCGCAGGCGGCGAGGATGGCGGACATCAAGGGCCGCCGCGCGTCGCTCCGGTCGGCGCAGGGCGCCACGCCGACGAATCCGTTTACCCACCCGATCAAGGCGGCTCGCCGTGGCTAGCACGACCATCATTCAGACCAGCTTCGCCGCCGGGGAACTGGACCCCGCGCTCGCCATGCGCCACGACGTGCAGCAGTACGCGGCCGGCGCCCGCCGGCTCACGAACTGCCGGCTGCTGGTCGGGGGCGGGGCGCGCCGCCGCGAGGGGACGCGGTGGCTGGCCGAACTTCCGGCCGATGCCCGGTTGATCCCCTGGACCGTGGACGAGAGCAAGAAGTACGTGGTGGCGCTGTCGCATGGCCGCATGGACGCCTTTCGCGACGACGGCACCCCCGCCGGATCGCTGGTCGGGTGCCCTTGGACGCTGGCCCAGGCGCGGGCCGCGACGTGGTTCCAGAGCGCCAACACGCTGTTCTTGGCGCATCCCGACCTTCCCCCGCAGCGGATCGCGCGCACTGGTGAGACGTCCTGGTCGCGCCAGGCATTGGCGTTCGCTCAGCCCGCCGGCGCCGGCGGACGAATCCACCAGCCGTATTTCAAGCTGGCCCCGGATTCCGTCGCGCTCCAGCCGTCGGGGCGGTCAGGGGCCATCGAGTTGCGGACGAACACCGATTGGTTCCGCGTCGAGCACGTCGGCTGCCGCTTCCGCTACGCCGGCCGCGAGATCGTCATCACGAGCGTGTACAACAGCGTGACCGCGTTCGGCACCGTGATCGACGAACTGCCTCCCTCCCAGGACGTGACCGTGGACAACGCGGCCGGCTGGCAGGTCGGGCAGGTGGTCGAGGGTGACGAGACGGGAGCCCGCGGCGAAGTCGTCGGCATATCCTCCGGCACCTTGCTGCGCATCGTGGTCGAGGAGCGGGTCGGCGGCTTCAAGGTCGGTGAATTTGTCACGGGACCGGAAAGCCGCGCGAAGGTCACGGCGGTTGCCGAGGTCCCCCCGGCCGCCAGCCGCAATTGGGACGAGCAGCTCTACGGGCCGGTGCACGGCTACCCGGCGGCGGTGGGGTTGCATCGCAATCGCCTGATCCTGGCCGGCGGTCGCGCCGTGCCGAACATCGTGTGCGCCTCCCGCACCGATTCCCTCTACGACTTCGACGTCGGCGACGCCATCGACACCGACGCGGTGCTCGACCTGATCGGCGATGCGGCCGCTCAGCGGATCGTGCAGGTGGTCAGCGGCGAACAGCTGCTGGTCCTGACCGACCGCGGCTGCTACTACAACGCGGAGTCGGCCAGCCGCCCCTTCACCCCGGCGAACTTCGGCCTGTTGCCCTTCGGCTCGCCGTGGCCGGTCAGCAGCTGCCGCGCCGAACCCTTCGACAACGGCGTGATCCTGGTGACGGGCTCCACCATCGTGAAGCTCTCGCCGACCGGCGACACGACGGCGCAGTGGACGGGCACGCCGACCTCTCTGCTGGCCTCCCACACGATCAAGAGCCCGACCGACGCCGCGTTCACCACCGGCTGGTACGGTGGCGTGGAGACCTACGGCTTCTTCGTGAATGGCGACGGCACCATGGCTTGCATGCAGCTGCTGGAGAGCCAGCAGGTCCGCAGCTTCGTCCCATGGACCATCGCCGGCACCGTCCGCTCCGTCGCGGCCCTTGGCGACGAACTCTTCCTGGTGACGCAGCGCACGGCCAATGGGGCGGTGAAGATCCTGCTGGAAAAGGTGGACCCCGCGCTGTCGTTGGACGCGGCGACGACCTACGCCGACCTGTCCGCCGCAACCGCCCGCTACGGCACCGGGGATGGCGTGCAGGTCATCGCCGGCCGCTACGCCCTGGGCGGCCTGCCCCAGCCCGACCCGGCCGCGGATGGCCCGTACGACGTCGGCCTGGATTTCCCGTGGCTCATCGAGACGCTGCCGCCCGTGATCCAGGGGCGTTCCGGCGCCATCATTCACGACACCATGCGCATCTGCCGCGTGTGGGTGGAGCTGCTGGGCAGCCACCGCCTGTCCGTGTCTGGGCAGACCCTCGCTGCGTACGTCGTGACCGACGAACTGTCGCAAGCCCCGCCGCTGCGCAGTGGCCCGCAGGAGTTCCGGCTGCTGGGCCGCGCCCGCCGCCCGACCATCACGATCCATGCTCCCGAACCACTCCCCGTGACGGTGCTGGGGCTGTCCATGGAGGTGTCCGCCTGATGTCCCCTCCCTTCGTCATCTTCGGCTTGCCCAGGTCCCGCACGGCCTGGCTGTCGCGCTTCCTGACCTACGGGGATTGGGTCTGCGGCCATGAGGAACTGCGCCACGCCCGCAGCCTCGACGACGTCCGGTCCTGGCTGGCCCAGCCCTGCACGGGCACGGCGGAGACGGCGGCGGCGCCATGGTGGCGGCTGGCGCGGCATCTCCGGCCCGACCTGCGGGTGGTCGTCGTGCGGCGCGACCCGATGGCGTCCGCCGACAGCCTGATGCGGCTTGGGCTATTCCCCGACCGTCCGGCGGTGGAACGCCTCATGCACCGCCTGGACCGCAAGCTGGAGCAGATCAGCCGCCGGGTCCCCGACGCGCTGTCGGTGCGCTTCGAGGATCTGGAGCGAGAGGACGCCTGCGCCGCGGTCTTCGAGCACTGCTTGCCCTACCGACACGATCCGGAGTGGTGGGGGGCGTGGGCGCCGGTCAACGTCCAATGCGACATGCGCGCGATCGTCCGGTATTGCCATGCCCACGCGCCGCAGTTGGACAAGCTGACGGCCATCGCCAAGCACCAGACGCTGGCGCTGATGGCCCGCGATGAGCCCGGCGACCTCGACGGCGTGACGATCCAGGCGGAGCCGTTCGACGTGTGGCTGCGCGACGCCGAACGGCTTTTCAACGATCACTTGGTCGCGGTCGGCGAGGCCCCCGGCGATTGGCAACGCAAGAACATCCCGCTTCTCCGCGCCTTGGACGATCTTGGCGCCATGCAGATCATGACGGCCCGCTGCAACGGCCGGATGTTCGGCTACCTCATGTCGGTGATTTCCCCTTCGCTGGAATCCCCAGACGTGCTGTCGGCGCAACACGCGACCTTCTACGCCGATCCGGCCTTCCGCGGGCTGGGCATCCGCCTGCAACGCGCCGCCCTGGAGGCGCTGCGGCAACGCGGCGTCGGCGAAGTGTTCGCGCGGGCCGGGGTGCGGGGCGATGGACCGCGCATGGCCCCGCTGTACCACCGCCTGGGCGGTGAAGATTTTGGCCAGCTGTTCCGCATCAATTTGACGGAGGCATGACATGGGATTGGGGGCAGTTTCCGCCGGGGCCGCCGTCGCTGGCGCCGCCGTCTCGGCCTATGGCACCGTCCAGCAGGGCAAGGCCGCGTCGCGCCAGGCGGGCCTCGAAGCGCGGCAGGCCCAGATCGCGCAGATACAGGCCAACGAGAAGGCCGACCAGATCGAGCGTTCGCAGGTCCCGCTTGCGCTTTCCCAGCAACAGCAGGGCATGGCGAGGCGCGGCCTCTTCGATTTGGAAGAGGTCGCCATCCGCTCCGGCGCCGCGCTGGAGGGCCGGCAACTTGCTGACCGCCGGGACGCGCTCCAGGCGGAGGCCAAGCGCACGCAGACCGAAGGGCAGGCCGCCATGGCGCAGCACAGCGCCCAGCTGCGTTCCGGGCTGGCGACGCTGGCCGCTCAGCGTGCCGGCCATGGCTCGTCCGTCGGTCCCTCCGCCATGGCCCTCGCCAACCGTGTGAACCGCGAGGGGCGGGCGCAGATCGGGCTGGAGGAGGCCGGCTATGCCGCCAAGTCGTCCGCCGCGATGACCGGCGCTGCCCAGGCGGAGGCGCAGCGCGGCGCGCTGATGGTGGACACCGTGAGGAAGATCGCGACGCTCGATCAGGAGCGCTACGGCAACGAGCTGTCGATCTGGCGGATGGGCGTTGAGGCCGGCGACCTCGCTCGCGAGGCGGCGATCAATCGCCTGTACGGACAGCAGTCCGCTCTGGTCTCCGCCGAAGCCTCCCGCCGCCGCACCGACAGCCTGATGGCTGGCGGCATTGGCGCGTTCGGGTCGGCGTTGCAGGGGGTCGGCGCCGTGGCAAAGATCTACTCCGATCCCTCCTCTACCACGAAGGCATGACCATGACGATGGACCTTTGGGGAACGGTTGCCAATGTCGGCAACCAGATCACCGACATGGCGACGAAATTCGGCCTGCAGGAGCAAAAGCGCCAACTCGTCACCTTCCTCGGCAACGCCGAGGTCGAGGCGCGGACGAAGCTGCTGGAGCTTCAGGACAAGCACCGGGAGAACCCCGACGCCTTCCGCAACGAATGGGACGGCTACCGCAAGGGCGTCATCAAGGGCGCTCCGGCGCCCTATGCGCAGCAGATCGACCTCATGCTGCAGGAGGAAGGGAACCGCGGCTTTGGCGTCGTCCTGAACGCCAAGCACTCCCGCGACGAGCGGCTGGCCCGGCAGTCCACGACGGCGCTGCTGAAGCAGTCCGGCGACGACGTGATCAATCTGGCGATGGCCGGGCGCGTCGGCACGCCGGAATATCAGGAGGCCCGCACCAAGCACCAGACGAAGCTGGCCGCCGCGGTGTCGTCGGGCCTGCTGGCGGAGGACGAGGCCGCGATCGCGCTGGAGGATCTGGACGGCCGGGCGGCGGGCGAACACGCCATGGCCCTCATCACCCCGACCTATGCCGAGCGCGGCGCCGACGCGACCCGCTCATGGATTCGGCGGGAGCTGCTGAACCCCGAACTGCGGCTGCGGCCCGCCCAGCGCATCGCCCTGGAGAACCGCGCCGATTCCCACATCGCGCAACTGGAGCGCGGGCGGAAGGCCGATCTGCACGACGCCCGCGCCGCCGCGCGCGAACTCGCGACCGGCCTGACCGCTGGCCTGGACATTCCGCCGGAGACGGTGGATGAGGTGGCGACGCGCCTGACCGCGGCCGGAGGAGCCCGCGACGCCGCCGCCCTACGCGCCACCCACGTCCGCGCCGGGCTGCTGGCGGACCTGCGTGGGCTTCCCCTCGATCAGCTGGTGGACCGCGCCGGCAAGATCACCGCGTCGATGGGCCTGAGCCTCGCCGACCGAATCGTCGGAGCGGAGAGCGGCGGGCGGGCGGACGCGAAGAACCCGAACAGCTCCGCCGCCGGACTTGGTCAGTTCATCGATTCCACGTGGCTGGAGACGGTGCGCAAGCACGCGCCGGAGATTGCCGCCGGCAAGACCGATGCGCAGTTGCTCGGCCTGCGCTCTGATCAGGCGCTGTCCCGCCGCATGGTCACGGCCCACGCGGAAGATAACCGCGCCGGGCTGGCGGCCGATGGGCTCCCCACCGATGACGGCGCCGTCTACCTTGCGCATTTCCTTGGGCGCGGCGGGGCGGCGACGGTGCTGAAGGCACCGGATGATCGACCCATGGAAATGCTGGTCAGCGCCGACGTCATCAAGGCGAACCCCTTCCTGAAGGACATGACGGCGGGGGATATCCGCGATTGGGCCGCGGAGAAGGTGTCCGCCGCCCCGGCCCTGGACCCGAAGCTGTTCAGCGGCGTCGCCAAGCTGGCCGGCGAGCGGGCGCACGCTCAGTGGTCGGAGGTTGAGGCCGGGCTGAACCAGGGCATCCAGCCCACGCGCGCCGCGGTCGAGACGATCCTGAAGGGCGCGACGCTCGCCAAGGATTACCCGCTGCTGGAGCGCATCGCGACGCGCCTTGACCGGGCCAGCACCGTGGAGAAGCTGTCCGGCGCCACCCCGCAGCAGCAGCAAGCCGCCGTCGATGTCCTCGACCAGCGGGAGCGCGCGCAAGGGCTGTCCACCGAAGATGGCGGGATGCTGATCGCCCTGCGCAAGCTGGTGGACAGCACCCGCGACGGCCTGAAGCGCGACCCGCTGGGCCTCGCCGTGGAACGCGGCGTCATCCCCGCCTTGCCGCCCATCCCCTGGAACGACCCGGCGGGCGCCGCTCAGGCCCTGTCCGCCCGGCAACGCTCCGCCGTCGTCACCCGCGAGCACTACGGCGTGGGCACGCAATCGGTGATCCGGCCGGACGAACTACCCGCGTTCAAGGCCGCATGGGACCAGGGCGACGCCAAGGCCCGCGCCGGGCTTGTCGGCACGCTGGCCCGCGCCCTCGACGGCGACCACCTGACCGCCACGCTGGAGAAGGTCGGCGCCGACAACCCGGTCTTCGCGAGCGCCGGCCTGATCTACCGCCAGAACCCCGAGCTTGGCACCTCGATCATCAGTGGGCAAACCTACATCGACGCCGACAAGAAGATCCTCCCGCCGGAAAAGAACATCCGGCAGGAGGCGAACGACTTCCTGGGCTCCGCCGTCTACACTATGCCGAAGTCCCGTGACGGCATTGTACGGGCCGCCACGGCGCGCTATGCCGACCTGTCCGTGGCGGCGAAGGACTTCAGCGGGGCCTATGACTCTGGCCGAATGCAGCAGGCTCTGCGCGATGTGTCGGGCGGCGTAGTATCATGGGGGAATCCTGGGGGATTCCTCGGAGATATGGGGATCGCGAGAAGCCCCAAGATCATTCCACCCAAGCCTTACATGACGGACAGCGAGTTCGAGAAGCTGATCGGCGCACTCACTGATGAGGACTTCAGTGGGGCCATCACCGCAGGCGGATACCCTCTGAAGGCGAGAGATTTCCGTCGTTTTGCCAGGCTGGAGGATGCAGGGCCTGGGCAGTACACAGTGTGGCTCTCCTCGGGCTCCGTGAAAAAGGTCGGAAGCCCGGATCGGCCCTACGTTCTGGACCTGGGGAAGAAGGTGGCGCAGTGATGCGCCACCATCGCCTTTAGGCGGCGTCGCTCTTCTTGCGGTCCTGGTTGGCGGGCGGTTGCTGCTGAAGCGGGAGTTCCCGCTGCACCACCGCTCGCGATAGGTTCACAGTCACGCCCACCGAGGCGTAGATCCCCGGAAGGCTGTCCGCCGCAGCCTGCGCCCCGTAGGTTCGCTTGATCTGCTCGACCATCCGCACGGCATTGTTCCGTTCGGTGATGCTGATGCGCCGGGCAGCCAATTGGGCCTTCAGATCGTCGGCCGGAGTCACGCTGTAGGAGCCGGTGCGGCGGATGGTCGGCAGCACTTCCGACGTGACCCACTTCCGGAAGCGCTGTGCCGCTGGCTTCCGCGAACGGAATATCAGGGCGTAGAGGCCGGATTCCGTGACGACGACCATTTCCTGCCGACCGCCAAGGGTATCGCTAGTAGCTATACCCTTTTCATCATCGTCCAAGCCCTTTACCGCATCCGCAGGGTTCTTGATGCCCAGCACCCGGCATACCTCTGCCGCTACGAACCAGGGCGAGCCATCAATGGCCACGACCCGCACAAGGCTCTCGCCTTCGAAAAGAAAGGGTGTTATTCCCACGCCGGTCATAAACTCGCTCCACATTCGGGTTGTGATATCGCCACCGTTGCGACCGGTGGCTAATGAGCGGCGGCCACCATCGGGTGTGCCGCCGGTCTCATGTGCTATTTCTGTAGCAGCACCCGCCAACCCGCCAAAACGAATTCGTACAGCCACCCCCGAAGCCGTGGCGCATTTTGTGCCTTTGTGCGTTGGCGGCGCCCCATAGCTTGCGTGCGAATGGCTCCAACGGAGGGGCCGCATGCTGCTTGGACTGTACACCACCGACACCACCGACGCCCTGGGCCGGGCGCAATCCGCACCGCCCGCTGAGCTTCCGCCTTCCTTCGCGGAGGGCTTCCATGCCGCGTTCAGCGAGACGCGCGCCTACGCCAACAGCGACGCCCTGTGGCGCGCTCGGCACGAGGTGGTGCAGGGCGCCCTCGACGCCCTGGAGAACGCGACCGGCGAGGTCTACGCCAACCCGGAGGCGGCGCCGCGGGGGCCGAACCGGGACGCGCTGGAGAAGTCCATCCGGGCGCGCTTCGACAGCCTGAAGGGCGAGCGGCCGGACCTGAACCTGTCCTACCCGACCGACGACGAAATCCAGGCCGGCGCGGTGGCGAAGGCGCAGAAGGCCAAGGGCGAGCGCGACGCCCTGTCCGCCAAGCCGGGCAGCTTCTCCAGCGGCGCCGGCTTCGTGTTGGGCGACATCGCGGGCGCCATGACCGACCCGCTCAACATCGCCTCCATGTTCATGGGTGCCGGGCCGGCGGCGGGCATCCTGAAGACCGCGGCCATCGAGGCGGGAATCGCCGCTGGATCGCAGGCCGTGATCGAAGCCGGGACGGCGCCGTTCAAGCAGCAGGTTGACCCGCAGTATGGGCTTGCCGACGCGGCCGGCAACATCGCCGCCGCGGGCGCCGGTGGAGCGATCATCGGCGGCGGCCTGAAGGCGCTGGGCAAGGGCGTCGAGCTGTGGCGGGGCCGTGACCGCGCCGAGCTGCCCCGCGAGGTGCAGGACGCTCTGAACGTCGTGGAGCGCGATGAACAGGTGCGCGCGTCCAACCCCCTGCCGGGCGTGGCTGGGGAGCAGGCGCACGTCGGGGCGATGACCAAGGCGGCGCAGGACATCGAGGCCGGGCGGCCGGTGGACGTGCAGCCGATCGTGCAGGAGGCGCGGGCTGCGGCTCCATCGGTTCCGCTGGCACCGGATCGGGTCTTCACCTCCGGCGGGCGCTCCATCGACGTGGAATACCGGGTGGTCGAGGCTGACCAGCTCGTCAGCAGCCATGGCGCCGACGGCACGGTGAACCCCGCCTTCCCGCCGGAACTCCAGCCCCGCGACCGGACGCGCGTCGCGTCGCAGGCGCAGATCGCCGACATGGCCGCCAACCTCCAGCCGGAACGCCTGGGGCCGTCTCCGGACGCTGCCACCGGCGCGCCGATCATCGGGCCGGACATGGTCGTAGAGTCGGGGAATGGGCGCGTCGGTGCGATCCGGACGGCCTATGAGCGGGGCGGAGAGGCGGCCGACCGCTATCGGGCATGGGTGACGCAGAGGGACCCTGCGGCGGCGGACATGCGGAACCCGGTGCTTGTGGCCGTGCGCAAGACCGACATGGATCCCGCAGGTCGCGCCGCCTTCGCCAACGAGGCCAACCAAGCCACCGCGGCGCGCCTGTCGCCGACCGAGCAGGCGCGGGCGGACGCGCGCATGGTCAACAACGCCGTGCTGTCGCAGGTGCGCAGCGGCGACGTGACGGCCGCCAGCAACCGTGGCGCGGTGCGGTCCTGGCTGGATGGGCTATCGGTTAGCGAGCGAAGCGGCCTTGTGGACGCCGACGGCGGCCTGAACCAGGAAGGCCGGCGCCGGTTCGAGGGGGCGCTGCTGTCTCGCGCCTACGACGCTCCGGACCTGATCGGTAAGCTGGTCGAGGATCTGGACAACGACATCAAGGCCATCGGCGGCGCGATGCAGGACGCGGCCGGGCCATGGGCGAAGATGCGCGCGGCGGCGGCCCGCGGCGACATCCCCCCGGCGCTGGACCCGACCGCGCGCCTGCTGGATGCCGTTCGGCTCGTCCAGCGCGCCCGGGAAAGCGGGCAGAAGGTGTTCGACCTGCTGAACCAAGAAGACATCTTCTCCGGGCAGGTGGACCCGATCACCGGCGCCTTCGTCCGCATGTTCTTCCGCAACGACGGCCTGACCGCCCCGGCCGGCCGCAAGTCGGTTGCCGAGGCCCTGTCCGGCTACGTGGACGAGGCCATGGCGGAGAACGGTGGCGGCCTGCTGGGGCGCGCGGAGCGGCCTGGGCAAATCCTGCTGGGCGAGGAGAGGGCGCCGCCGGTTCCGCCCGCCCGCCCGGCGGAGGAGGTGGCCCGCGCCCCGGAGACGCACGACGCGCTCTATCAGGAGGTGAACCGCCTGCTGGCCTCGCGTGAACTGGACGTTCCCATGGGTGAGGTCGTGGACGAGGCCGGGAACGTGGTGCCCATGCGCCGCAGCGCCATGGACCTGATGGACGAGGCGGACCGGGCAATCAACGACGCCGCGACGATCGCGGCCTGCGCATTCGGAGTGGCGGCGGAATGAAGGATCTCGACATCAAGAGGTGCCTCGACGGTCGGGTTGAGGCTGGAGTGTTGTCGCGCGAGGCCGCGGAGCAGGCGCTGAAGCATATCCGCGACCTGGAGCGGCAGTACGCCGACCACATGGCGCCGGAGGCTGCGCAGTCCGCAGCCATCGCCGAGACCGCCCGCATCATGAAGGAGGCGGCGGAGCGGGAGAAGGCGCGCACGGCCAAGCAGATCCTCGCGGTCGCGCGCGTGATCGATGACGTGCAGGCCCACCCGGACGGCGTTGTCGCCGGCGGCATGGCGCTGCTGGTCCGCGACATGCGCGGCAAGGCGCAGTACTCCAACGTGGAGGCCCGAAAGGAGAACGTCCTGGGCCAGCTCTTCCGGCGGTTCGCGGACGGGCTGAACGCCTACCGCAGCAAGGCGGCCGGCCTGACGCAGGACACGCTGGGCCTGCGCAATATGGTCCGGGAGGTCTTCGGCGAGGCCACCAACGACGCCACCGCCAAGAGCGCAGCGAAGGGCTGGAAGGACGCCACCGAATACGCCGCGGACCGCTTCATCGGCGGGGGCGGCGATCTGGTGAAGAAGTACGATTGGCGCCTTCCGCAGATCAGCGATTCCAAGCGCATGAAGGACGCAGGGCGCGCGGCCTGGACCGAGCACATGATGCAGGCGGCGGAGCGCGGGGATCTGCAGATCCTCGACTATGAGACCGGCGCCCCCATGTCCGGGCTGAAGTTGGCGGACCTGCTGCGCCAGGCCTTCGACAACATCACCAGCGAGCTACCGCCCCCGCCGGGCAAGGGTGGCTCCTACGGCCGGCACAACGAGCGGCGGGTGTTCCAGTGGCAGAACGCGGACGGCTGGCTGGCCTACAATGACAAGTTCGGCTCCGGGCAGGGCGGGATCTACGACGTGCTGGTCGGTCACCTGGAAGGCATGGCGCGCGACATCGCCCTGACCGAGGTGCTCGGGCCCAAGCACGGAGCCACGATCCGCGCCGTGCAGGAGCTGGCCTACAAGACGGACGCGGAGAAAACGACGCTCGCCCGCAACCCGCTCGCCAACCCTGTCCGCGCCGTCGAGAGCCCGGAGGCCATCGGCCGGACCTACGATGCGCTCAGCGGCCGGCTGGGCAAGGCGCAGTCGGAGTTCTGGGCCTCGCTGTTCGGCGGGCTCCGGTCCTGGCAGACGGCGGCCCGGCTGGGCTCTGCGCTCGTCTCGTCCATCCCCGCTGATTCGGTAACGGCGACGTGGGCGGCGGCAGCGAACGGCATGCCGGTCACGCGCTTCATCGGCGCGGTGGTCGGGCAGATCGCGAAGGAGGGCGACCGCCAGCTCGCCCTGCGCATGGGCATCGTCTCGCACGCCGTGATGGACGCCGCCCTGGGCACCAGGCGCTTTGGCGACGAGATGGTCGGGCCGAAGATCATGGAGCGCATGGCGTCCTTCATCCAGCGCGTGCAGGGCATGTCCGCTTGGACCAACGGCCTGAAGAACGCGTGGACCCTGGAGATGATGGGGCACGTCGCCGACAACGCCGCGCGGCCGCTCGCCGACGTGGACGCGCCTCTCCGGAAGATGCTGGAGCGTTACGGGATCAGCGCGGCGGATTGGGACGTGATCCGCGCCGCCCCGCTGGTCGACGCCGACGGCGCCCGCTTCTTCGACCCGGCCAACGTGTCCGACCGCGCCTTGGGCGACAAGCTGATGGAGGCGATCATCCAGGAGCGCGCCTTTGCCGTGCTGGAACCGGACGCCCGGGTGCGGCAGCTGACCAGCGGCGGCTTGCCCCGCGGCACCTTCTGGGGGGAGGTCGCGCGGTCCTTCTGGCTGTTCAAGTCGTTCTCGGTGACGATGGCGACCACCCACCTCGCCCGCACCTTCATCGACGTCAACGCCTCCAAGGTGGCCGGGTTCGCGGCGATGTCCACGCTGCTGACCGTGGCCGGCGCGATGTCCATCCAGGCTCGCCAGCTGCTGACCGGAAAGGATCCGCGCCGGATGGACGACCCGAAGTTCTGGGGCGCGGCCTACATGCAGGCGGGCGGCGCGGGCATCTTCGGCGACTTCTTCGCCGCGGGAGCGGATCGCAACATGAAGGGCTTCACCGTCACCATGGCGGGTCCAGTGGCCGGCGTGGTCGATGACGCCGTGCGGCTCGCCATGCCGGATTACCGCACGCTCATGGACGGCAAACCCTCCCACTTCGGCGCGGAGGTGGCCCGGTTCATCCGCGGCAACCTGCCGGGCTCCAACCTCTGGTACAGCCGCTTGGTCACCGACCGCGCCATCATGGACAACGTGCAGGCCCTGCTCGACCCTGGCTATCGGGACAGCTTCTCGCGCATGGAGGAGCGTGCCCGCCGGGATTACGGCCAGCGGTTCTGGTGGCGGCCTGGGCACGACACGCCCGACCGCGCGCCGGACCTGGGGGCGGTGCTGCCGCGATGACCTTCGTTCGGCCCCGCCCGCAGGTCGGTGTTCTGTACCAGTCCCTGCGGGCGCCCTTCGACATGGTCGTGAAGCGCGTCGGGACCAAGAACCTTCAGGAAAAGGCGGTGCTGGTCAAGAAGGGCGACTACCTGGTCGTCTCCAGCAACGGCGACATCCTGGGGATCATCCCGGCCGTCTACGCCTCCCGCTTCGAGACCGTGCCCCAGCACTTCGACTGCCAGGGCAGGCAGCGACCGGCCGAGCCGACGTTGACCCCGGAGGAGATAGCGGCGCTGTTCGGGGATGACGGCTGAACCGGTGCGTTGGGCGCGGGGCATGGGCGGCGGCACGGTCAGGGCGCACAACGCCTGCACGGCCCCACCAACAACCGACGATCCGCACCATGTCCCGCACCGCCTTCTGCGCCGCCATCGGCCTCACCCTCTCGGTCTTCGTCAGCCACAAGGTGGTGCAGGCCGCGCCCATCGTGGCCTTCGACACCGAGGCCCACACGCTGACGATCCTGCTGCCGACCGGCGAGCAGCACACCCTCACTCCGGCCCGTGGCTTCTTCGCCCGCGCCTTCCCCGCGCCCGGCGACTACTTCGTCGTCTATGAGGACGGCTACCAGAGCCACAGCCCGCGGCTCGTCTTCGAGGGCGGGTACAAGGCGACCTCCTCCGCCGGAATGTCCTTCGGTGACGCGATCACCGCCCTGAAGGCTGGGCACCGCGTGGCGCGCGATGGCTGGAACGGGAAGGGTATGTGGCTGGCCTACACGCCGGGTTCCGAGTTCGCCCCGGAACTCGCGAAGCCCGGCCACGCCGCCGCGCACCGCGCCGCCGAAGCGCCGAACGAGAATGTCCGCCTCCTGCCGCACATCGACATGCGCGCGGCGGACGGCTCCATGGTCATTGGCTGGCTCGCCAGCCAGACGGACATGCTCGCCGACGACTGGGCCATCGTCGCCTAACCGTCGCCGTTCTGCCAGCACCAAGGCCGCCCCTCACCGGGCGGCCTTTTTCATGGGCGGGTGCGTTGGTCCCGAAGCACCCAGGCTCCGATCCTGCCGCCCGACAGGAGGGCAGGGCATGGCGCACATCCAGATTGACGACATCGAGCCGCGACGCAGCTACGACGTGGGGGCAACTCCGCAGGCGGTGTTCACGATCCCGTTCCCGTTCTTCGTGACGGACGACATCCGGTGCAGCGTCGGCGGCGTGGAGTTGGCGAGCGGGTTCAGCGTGACCGGGGCCGGGCAGTCGAGCGGCGGAGCGCTGACGCTGAACACCCCCGTCAGCAACACCGTCGTCACGATCTGGCGCGACGTGGCGATCAAGCGGACGAGCCAATTCCCGTCGTCTGGTCCGCTCAGGACCGAGGTGCTGAATACCGACCTCAACAGGCTGACGGCGATTGCCCAGCAGCTCGACGACAAGCTGCGCCGCGCGATCAGGCTGCCGGACGCCGAGCGGACGGCGCAGACCGTGCTGCCGCTCGCCGCCGCGCGCGCCGGGAAAGCCCTGATCTTCGACGACACCGGCGCGGTGACCGTCTCCGTGGACAATTTCAACAACAGCGCGGCCATTGCGACGGCCGCCGCGGAGACGGCTACCAGCGCCGTTGCGCGGATCGTCGATGACGCCCGCGTGGTGGACAGCATGGCGGCCCTGCGCGCCATCCCGGCCGCCACGTCGCGCGTCATCGGCTCGATCACGCTGCGCAGCTACCACGCCGGGGAAGACGGCGGCGGCGGGCTGTTCATCTGGGACAACTCCAGCGGCGCGACCGATGACGGCGGCATGACCGTCCGTCCGACCGGATGGACCGGGGCCGGCCGCTGGCGGCGTGTGAAGGCTGGCGTTCCGGACGCGGCGTGGTGGGGTGCCAAGGGCGACGGCGTCGCGAACGACCAGCCCGCTTTCCAAGCCGCCGTGAACTACCTGACCAGCATCGGTGGCGGCAAGTTGCGCGTCCCGGCGCCGGCCAAGCATTACCTGCTGCTGGCCCCGATCAGCATCAGCAACGCGCCGATCACGCTGGAGGGCGACGGCGACGCCACCACGGCGCTGCTGTGGGCGCACTCCGGGCACTGCATCCACTACGTGTCCACCGCCGGCAACGTCATCCAATCCGGCCCCGGGCAGGGGCGCGTCAAGACGCTGACGATCCGCAAAATCGCGCTGACGGGCTTCGTTGACGCTGCCCAGGTCGCGATCCGCGCCGAGTTCCCGGCGGAGCTGACCGGCGACCGGCTGTTGACGCTGGAGGGTGTCAAGATCAACGGCAACGTCGCCCTGACCGGCGGCGCGAGCTACGGCGTGTGGGCTACCAACGCCGGCGGCACGATCCTGGACGACGTGCGCATCTACGGATCGGCCGGGGAGGTCGCGCCCACGGCCGAAGACAACTACACCATGCGCAACGCGATCCGGCTGGACAGCACGACCAGCGGTTCAGGGAGCGCACCGCAGCCCGGCAAGATCGCGCATTATTGGCGCGGCGTGCGCACCTCCTATTGCCACTGGGGTGTGTGGATCGCCGGGCACCATGAAGGCATCTATGCGTCTGATTGCGAGATTGGACCGGTCTCCAATGCGTGGCGCATGCAGCGGGCTGGGTCGTCGGACAAGTCGCTCGTCGTGGCGCTTTCGAACGTCCACATCGACGTTCGGGCTGAAGGATTCAATCTCGATGGTGTCGACGGGTTCGCGGCCAGTAATGGGCGGTGGTTCAAGAACTCGGCTGGACGTCAGTTCAGCGGAAACCTGTTCGGCGCAAACGACTGTGACAATATCGCGTTGTCGAATGTCTGGTTGAACTTCGCCACTCCGAGCGGCACCAACGAAAACGGCATCTATCTGGCGGGAACCTGCCTGCACCCGCAGTTCGAGAATGTCCAGATCATCGGCCCGAAGACGGCGGCCATCGCAGCGGCTGGCTCTGTCTGGCAGATGGATTTCGAGGGCCACATTCAGGACGCGGGCGCTGTGGCCATCCTCGGGCCAGCCACGGGCGAATGCCGTATTGAGTCCTCGGTCGTAAACAGTGGGCCTGTCCAGGACAACGGATCGCACAACAGCTTCAACAACACCTTCACAAGCAAGCTCGACGTCGACGGCGACGGCTCTGCCGTGATGGTGAAGGCGACGGGCACCACGCTTGCCCGGGCGCTGGAGGACCGCTTTGCTGAGACCTACAGCCCGATCGACTTCGGCGCCGACCTGGCCGGGTCTGTATCGTCGTCTGCCGCCATCCAGGCGGCCGTCACGGCGGCTGCGGCGAGTGGGCGGGGGCGGGTGCGCATTCCCCGTGGCGTGTTCCTGCTGACCAGCACCATCACGGTGCCGCGTGGCGTGACGATCGAGGGGGCGAGCTGCGACGATACGATCCTGCGACGTATCGGAGATTACGGCCCGACATTCGTCCTGGGCAGTCCTTCGGATGAAATGGTGCCGGGCGTCGTGCTGCGCGATTTCTTCGTGATGCACGATCATGGCTATGAGAACGGGCAGGCGCCGTCCACCTTCCTCCATCCCGTGACGGACGGCACGGCGCACGTCGTCTGCTATGGGCCGGTGCACTGCTACTTCGAGCGGCTGTACGTCAGTGGCACCACGTACCCGTTCATCGTGCACGGCGGGGCCGGTTGCGTGTGGGACAAGGTCGTGTTCCGGGGGCTGTGGGATCACCGGGAGCCGTCGCTTCAGCACACGCGGGCGTCCGTGCGGTTCCTCAAGACCGTGACGCAGGGGCGGCCGGCGGACATGTCGTTCACAGATTGCTCGTTCCAGGGCTATCTCAGCCCGGCACGCTCCGTCACGTACGGGGCCTGGACTGGCATGGTGGCCGAGAACATCGGCCCGAAGAACCATCTGTGCGTGGAGGCCATGGAGGTCATCCATGTGAAGGGTGGCAACTTCGCCGCGGCGAACGAGCATGCCGTGAACATCCTGCCGCAGAACGGCGGGGTGGTGAACATGACCTACACCATCTCGGATGTGTTCTTCGACGGCAACCGCCTGTCCGCCATCCATGTAGACAACAACAACGGCGCCGAAACCGCCTACAACATCACCGTCAGCAACTGCGTCGGCATCGGCCAGGGCAACAGCGATTACGGTATCCTGGTCGAGAACAGCACGGGGGTTGACTGCGCGACCGGCCTTACCGTCATCGGTGGCGAGTGGCTGGACTACGTCAAGGCTCCAATCTACTTGGCCGGCGCCAACGGCTTCAAGGTCAGCACGAAGGCCAGGCGCTACAACTCCGTGAACGGCTACACGGCGGCGGCGGACACCTCGGGCGTCTGGATCGGCGGACGGTCGAAAAACGGCGTCATCGACGGCGCCGTGGTCGGCGGCGGCAACGCATACGAGCCCTACGGCGCGGACAACCACTGCCGGTACGGAGTGACCGTCGAGAACCCGGCGGTCAACACGAACGTGTCGGTAACCGGCCTGTCGGATGCTGGCGTCCTATACCCGCGGACGAGCACAGCGGCGGCGCCCTCGATCACGGTCGATGGGGACGCGGACACCGGGCTCTACCGCCCGACCGCCGACACCGTGGGCATCGCTGTGGGCGGCGTCGGGAAGGTGGAGGTCAACAGCGCCGGATTGGGCGTGGGGAAGACCCCCACGCAGCTCCTGGACATGCAGAAGGATGTGGCCGGGCTCGCCTACTGCGATGTCTACAACACGACCAACGATCCGGCGGCCGGCGTCATCCTGCGGATGATTACGGCCGATTCCGCGGGCTCGGGGACGACCGCCAAGAGCATCGTCGCCTACAAGAGCGGCCTCTGGTCATTCAACAACGCCGACTCCGCCGGGGCGATGGGCTTCTCTACGGCTGGTGCGGAACGGCTCTACGTCGGAGCCGATGGCTCCCTGGTGCATCGCACCCGCTCCACGACCATCGTGGATGCCGCCTCGCACCTCGGCCTGCGCGCCTACACCGTCGCCACGCTGCCCAGCGCAAGCCCGTCGGGACGGCTGATCTACGTCTCCGACGGCGCGGCGAACCGGCGGCTGGCCGTCAGCGACGGCACCAACTGGCGGTGGCCCGACGGCACGACCGTTTCCTGATCCACATCGCGACTTGGAGGCACTTATGAAGACGGAAAAGCACGCCTACGAATTCCTGGTGCGCTGGGACCGCGACGGCCGCCTGTCGGGCGCGCACGCGCAGTTCCGCTACGTCACCCGCGACGAGGACGGCGCCGTGCTGGGCGAGTTCATCGGCGCGGCCGAACCGGTGGCGGTGGCCGGGGCGGACGGCTTCCCGCTGTCCGACATCCTCGACCAGACGCTGACCGCCGCCCTGGCGGAGTGCAACGCCATGGCCGTCCAGCTTGCGGAGGTGACGGCCGAGCGGGACGCGCTGCGAGCGGAGGCGGAGCGCCAGGCGGGGACCTGATCGCCCCCACCATTGGTTGGTGGCCGCGCTGATTTGCGCTGGTGCGTTGGACTGGCCGGTCGGGGGCGTCACGGTACGGCATGACGCCCCCGACCGGAACGCATGATGGAAAACCTGCCGCTGACTCTGGACACGCTGAAGGCCGTCCTCGGCATCGTCATCGGGTGCCTCACTTTGGGCGCCACCATCGTCTTCGGCCTTGGCCGAGCGATCAGCGCCATGCGCCGGGAGCTATCGGGGCAGATCGAGAAGACCCGCGCGGAATCGGCCAAGGGCCGCGAGCGCGTGCACGCCCGCATCGATGACCTGCGTGAACACATCGACGGGCATTTCGTCCGGAAGGACGTCTATGAGGCCAACCTCAGGACCATGCAGAACGCGATCGAGCAGACCAGCGTGATCGCAAGATTATCCGGCCGCGTCTGCCCGGTCGAGACTGATGCGCCGCGCCGTGAATGAGGAAGCGAATATGACCTCCATCCACCCAGCCGCCCTCGACCTGGTCCGGACCTCCGAGGGCTTGCGCCTCAAGGCCTACGTGTGCCCCGCCGGCGTCCCGACCATCGGCTACGGCCACACGGCCGGCGTGAAGATGGGGCAGGTCATCACCGCCGCGGACGCCGACGCGTTCCTGCAAGCCGACCTGACCGCCGCCGCGGCCCAGGTGGACAAGCTGGTCAAGGTGCCGCTGAACCCGCAGCAGCGCGGGGCCCTGGCCTCCTTCGTCTTCAACCTGGGGGCGGGCAGCCTGCAAAGCTCCACGCTGCTGGTCCTGCTGAACAAGGGCGACTACGCCGGCGCGGCTGGCCAGTTCGGCCGCTGGGTCTGCGCCACGGTGAACGGCGTCAAGACGCAGCTTCCGGGCCTCGTCAAGCGCCGCGCCGCCGAAGCCGACCTCTTCCGAACCAACTAACGCCCGAAGGAGGGGCGCACCATGAACAAGAAGCTGAAGGCCCTGATGGGCGTCGCCCTGGCTGCCGCGATTGCCGGCGGGCTGGCGATGGTCGACCACTACGCCGGGACCGCCCTGCTGCCGGTGTTCCTGCCGTTCCTGGCCGGGGGGCTGTGACCATGGCCGTTGCGTGGCTTGTCCTGCTCGGCGCTGTCATTGGCGCCATCGCCGCTATCGTCTGGATCATGCGCGACTGGAAGTGGCCGGGCTGAAACAAGGAAGGGCCACCCCGACGGGTGGCCCTTTTCAGTTTGCAGCACCTCTGGAAAATGGCAGTTTTGCGTTGGGCAGATTTGCGCTAGTTTTGCAAACCGCCTTTGACGCCACATAATTTACAGACAACTTTTAATCATGTGGCCGTGGGTTCGAGTCCCACCCGGATCACCATTCCTTTCAAGTGGCGTGCGGGCGACGGCCCGAGCCGCAAATTTCCGCCGACGATCACGCAGACATAGCGGTTTCAATTCGAAGACCGGTGAAGGTGTCGCGCGCGGTTGTGGTGTCCGGCACCCCCGTATTACATCGCTCGCACGGTGACGCCGGAATGCGTCTAGCCCTGTTGTTCCCAATGCTCCGCGTCGGGGCATGCCGAATCTTCGGAGCGATAGGGGGGATGACGTGACCGGGATTGAAATCATGCACACCGCTCTGGTCGCGGTCCTGGCTCTGGTCGTCGGCTTCGCCGCGGCCTGCCTGTGGATCGTCTGGCTGAGCAACGCGTCGGAGCGGAGCTATCAGAAGACGCGGCGGTGGCCGGGGCCGTGA